GATCTCCTGGTAGCGGTTCATGTCGCCGTAGGCGCGCTGGGCGATGTCGGTCAGGGTGTCCCCGGCCTGCACGGTGTATTCGTTGCCCTTGATGGCTTCGTTGTTACCGTTCTCGGCACCGGCGCGACCACCGTCGGAGACGGTGCCCGAAGTCGGACTGCTGCTCTGCCCTCCGCCGGTGTTTCCGCCGCCGGTGTTTCCGCCGCCCTGTCCTCCGCCACTGTTGGTTGCAGAGCCTCCGCTGTTCTGGCCACCACTCTGGTTGCCACCACCGCCGGAATTTTGGCCGCCACCCTGATTTCCGCCGCCAGAATTTTGCTCGGCAGCAGCGCCAGCTGCCGCAGGAGCCGCAGCAGCGCCAGCAGCGCCAGCAGCGCCAGGAGCGGCAGGAGCGGCAGGTCCTCCGGTCTGGGGCGTGCGAGCCGGGTACACCTTGTCCGGCAGGTTGGCGGCAGGATCATTGGCATAAGGATCTGCAGGCTTTCCATCGCCGTACTGCTCGTTGCGACGACTGGCACCACTCGGATCTTCTGTGTCTAGCTGCTTGCGGACCGCCGAACCGGGCTGCAGGTCGGTCGGAGAGATGAACTTCTCCGGCAGCCCCTTGAACGGGCTTTTCGATCCGGGGGCACCGGCGGGGGTTGTCCGGGGGTTGCCCTCGGAGTCGACGATGTTGTCGAAACCGACGCCGGGGACGGCCTCCTTGCGCATCGCGACGAACCGGTCGGCGTCGACCCCGTGGGCGCGGGCCTCCTCGACCGCGTCCTGGATGGCGTGGACCCGGTCGGCCATCGAGCCGAAGTCCTCCTCCTGCTTGCGGTCGGCGTCGGAGCGGATCTTGTCCAGATACTTGTCGGCGTCGGCGGCGTCGTGGGCCTCGTAGTCGGCCTGGGTGTCGTCGTCGGTGTCGTCGACGCACCCGGCGTAGCGGGACAGGAACGCCACCAGCTCACGCGGGTAGGGGCGCTCGGTGACCTCGCAGTGCCGCATCAGCCGGGCGAAATGCACGATGTCTTTTTCCGACATCACGTCGTCGGGTCCGGTGTCCTCGCGCTCGTCCTTGGTGACGTCGAGGAAGATGTGGGCGTCGTCGGTGTCGTTGACCACCATGTCCGGGGTCAGCCGCTGAGGCCCGTTCTGCAGGTTGTCGGCGGTGCGCCGACCGGCGGCCATCTGGAAGGTCGGCAGGTAGCGATCCTTGGGCTGACGCTTGACGATGACGCCGTCCGACGGGCTGCGCCGCTGTGGGCGTTCCTGGCCCCTCAGTGCCGCCGACTGCATGGTCAGGTAGGAGGCGTAGGCGTGGCTGCACAGCCGTCCGACGTAGGAGAATTTGCGCTTGAACGCCCACCGGCCCCACTCGCAGCCGCAGTGCCAGTTGGCGATGGACTGCCCGCCCGACAAGCCCCCGTAGCTGGCACCCTTGAGGATCACCACGTCGTAGGTGCCGTGGTCGCCGTCCACCGAGGCCATGATCCGGGACGGGGCGATGTCCTTGACGTGCACCGCGCCGGAGGTCTTCAGCCGCATCGCCTTCTTGCGGACGTCCTTCCAGGCGGCGGTGCGGATGCCGCTGTCGGCTTCGACCAGGTCCATGTACTCGGCGAACCTGGGGTTCAGCCCCTCGTCCATGAGGTGGCCGATCCGGTTGATGTAGGCGTCCGGGTCGTGCCGGAACTGGGCCACCGGGTCGTTGTGGTAGTCGGCGCTGGCGGTCAGGTCGATGTACTTGTCACTCAGACCGGCGGGGCGGTAGGAGCCGTCCTTGACCAGGTCACCCCAGCCGTCTCCGGGTGCCATGTCGGCGTTCGGGTCGGAGGAGGGTCCGCCTTCGTCTCCGCCGAGCAGTCCACCGGCGACCGACGGGCCGAGGGTGCGCAGCAGCGCGGGCAGGATCGCCGCCGGTCCAAGCGCCTCGTGGCGGCTGCCGCTCTTGATCAGGTCACCCCATCCGGCTCCGGGGGACACCGCGTCGATGACCTGTTCGGCCTGGTTGGTCACCAGGTTGCTTCCCGCCGCGACGCCCATCCCGGTCATGTGACCTTGCCAGCCGTCTAAAAGTTTTCTCGGGACAACTTTTTTCAAAACTTCCTGAGACTTCGGGTGATTCATGAGCAGGCTGTCGACGACAGCTTCTCGATCAAAGGCACTCTCTTTGGCGAACAGATCCGGGTTGGGTCCCGGCTCGTCGCCGTAGTCCTCGTCGTCGAAGGTCACCGAGTCCGACGGGGACAGCCGCTCGTCGGCGTCGATGTGGTGGATCGGCTGGATGGTCGAGGACCCGTCGTCGAATCCGGGGCCGTCGATGGAGTTGTGCTGAGGCTCGGGGTTGTAGGGCAGGGTGGTGGAGTTGTCCCGGTCCAGAGGTGCCCAGGCCTGACGGCGGCGGGATTCGTACATCCGCTGCTGGTGCTCGTCGAAGTCGTCGAAGTCGTCGCCCCGGCGTCGGTGATACCGCTCGGCCATTCCGGGGTTCTCGACCAGCGGGTGGTCGGGGAACTCCTCCTCGAAGATCGGGGCGTGCTCGTCGGAGTGCTCGTTGTGCCAGCCGCCGGACACCACATTGGAGCTGTACGGGTCGTCAAGCTGGGAGGCGATCTTGGCCTCGTCGAGCCAGACCTCGAAGCCGTCCCCGGCTACCTTGTACTGGGTGCGGCCCCGCACGGTCTCCCGGTCGACAATCGTGCCCGGACCATACGCGGTGTGAACCGTCGCCATATTGGTTGTCCTCCTCGAAGGGGTTCTATCACTTCGAGGCGCACAGGCGGCGATCTACAGGATTAGTCCTTGACGTACATCGGCAGGCCGAACAGCCCGGAATCGGAATGCTCCCAGAACAACGCCCAGGACTTCTTCAGCATCTCGACCCGCTCGAAGACGCTGATGTCGGGCACCGGAAGCTCCACGCTGTCGCCGACCTGCTGGGCGCACACCCCGTGCTCGTTGAGGTAGTGGGCGAGGCTAGCGGCCTCGTCGAGGTGGTCGGTCTGGATCGCGTGGTAGGAGACGTTCCGGGTGATGGGCATAAGAATCCTTCCTCGATCCGAGCGCGCGAGCCTCGGTCACAGAGATTGCGTTGAACGGGGGGTTTTACAAAACCGGCCCCGGTACCTTTTCAGGCACCAGCGGGGCCGGTTTGGAGGTTCTCCCGAAGGGAGTTTTCCACCGCTCTCAGGTTATCGTGAAAGCAGTGACGTGCGCAACATTTGCTGGGATCACCATTCGGGTTCGACGCCGAAGACTTCGTAGAACTGGGCGAGCAGGTCTTCGAGGATGCGGTGGGAGTCCGCCGCCTTGCCGGGAGGTGCGTCAGGGTGGGAGGCCATGATCTCGGGCCAGTCGGCCTGGAGCTGACCGCGATAGGTTTGCGCGTTCAGCGCGCGGTAAAACTTCGGGTCCATCACCAGATCCGAGACCTTGGGGTGGCGGGCCACCGAGAAGTCCCAGTTGGCCACGATCTCCCGGCGCTTGACCTGCTCGGCGACCTGGTCCTCGCTGGCGGTCCGGCTGCTGCCGTAGGAGGACGGCCCGACCTCGAACTTGCTCAGCGGTCTGGTCTCTGACTCCTGACCCTTGCGGGTCCTCTTGCGGCGGGAGGCACCGACCTGCTTGGGGGTGTTGGAGCGCATGCTATCGGACTCCACCGGGCGCTGCCGGTTGCGCGGAATCTCGGACGGCTCGGGGACCCCAGGGGGCAGCTCCGGGCCGACCCCGCCCGAGGGCGGGCTGCCGACCGGAGGGGTGGCGTGGGGTCCGTTGATGTCGCCCAGGCTGGCGGTGGCGTAGTACCCGGCGGAGGGGTTCCCCGGTCCGGGTGCCGCCGGACCGTCGGCGGACAGTGCGGTGATGTTGGGGCCGTGCGCGGGACCCTCGATCATCGCGCCGTTGGGTCCGGCCCCGATCTGGACGACGTTGCCCTCCTCGTCGAACAGACCCTCCTGGGCCATCGCCTGCTCGGGTCCGGGAGGCTCGGAGTCTGGCCCCTGGGGACCCATCATCATCCCGCCGGGGGGCTGCGGGGCACCGCCCATCATCGGGTCTCCACCACCGGGGGCGGGCTGACCGCCTCCCATCGGGGCCATCCCGGCACCGGCCATCTGCTGCTCCATCATGGCCTTCTGCATCTCGATCTGCTCGGCCTGCAGCTCGGCCTGGGCCTCACCGGCGATGGCCTGGGCCTCGCCCAGTTCGGTCTGGGTCTTACCCTGACGCAGCTGCAGTGTCGACATGAGGTGCTGGGCCAGCTCCGGCGGGTAGGGCAGGTTCTGGGCGTCGCACAGATCCTGCACTTTTTTCATCGCCTGCGCGGTGGCCATCAGCTTGGCCACCGACTCCTCGGCCTGGCGCTCAAGCTCCTGATCGAACTCCATGTCGATGTTGACCGCCAGGGTCTTGTCACTGACGGGGACGCCCATCGCCTTGAGCTGGGAGATGAACGCCCGCTCCTGGGCCTCGTCGCGGAGGTTCAGGGTCGAGAACTTGATCTCGGGAATCAACAGCTTGGGTACCTTGCGGATGTACTCCTCGCCGGTGTCGGGGTCGGTCTCGACGATCTCCCGGTAGATCGGGACCCTCTGACCACCCTTGAGGTCATAGTCGTAGTGGCCCTGGGCCTCGGCGATCACCTCGGCGCGCTTGACGATGTGGCGGCGCAACGAGTTCTGGAAGCCGACCATCATCTGGGTCACAAACTCGCGGTTCAGCGCCGAGGACGCATACGCCCCTCCGGTACCGCCGGAGATCAGGGCCTCGCCGATCCCCCAGGCCTGCAACAGCTTGGACTGGACCCGGTCGAAGTCGCCGTCCAGGTTGGGCACGCTCTCGCGCCCGAACACATTTTCGACCTTCAGGCCGAAATTATGGACCATCAGCCGGAAGTCGGCGGCCAGCGCGGCCTGCAGATCGTCGCGGGCGTCGTCGAGTTCGCCCTGATCCGGTATCCACGGCTCGCCGTCGCCCATGTCCTCGATGCCCAAGGTGGCCAGCACCAGCGGGCTGTACAGCCGGTCGGCGACCGCGTCCTGCGCGGCCATCAGCGATTCCTCGGTCATCAGGGTGCGGAAGGAGCGCAGCAGGTGCGGTGTCCCGCGCTTGGCCCAGGGGGTCGAGCGGTTGACGATCCGGCTGATCAGCGCGTCGGAGATGTCCAGGCCGTCGTTCTGGGCGGCGGCCTGAATGATCTCCGGGTAGTAGCGGATCAGGTCCTGGTATTCCTGGTTGCGCTGCAACCGCTCCGAGGGGGTCTCGTCGGTGGTACCGATCCCGGCACCGCCGTCGGGTCCCTGCCGGAGGTTGTCGACCAGATCCTTGACCAGGAGCTGGACCCGGTCGCGCTGGACGAACAGCGAGCGCGACACCTTGAGCATGTCGGGGTTCAGGATTTCTTCGCTCGACCACACCCCGAGGGATTCATTGAAGTGTGCCAGGGAAGTGACCTCGCCGACCGTGAAGTATTCCCGGCCCAGCTGGTCGGGCAGGAACTCCATGTAGTTCAATTCGCCCAGGAACATGTCCTCGTAAAATTTCTTGATCAGCGGGTCTTTGCTGTCAAACTCCAGACCGACCACCGGGAATTTGCTGTAGATGTCGATCAGGAGAGGCACCAGGTCGTGGGTGGAGTAGAACAGCCGCGACCACCGGCGGATGTCGCGTAGCTCGTCTTCGTCGTCGACGTTGAACGGGATGCCCTTGTCGGCCAGGCTGCCCAACGGCTGCCTGACCTTGGGAAGGGCTATCTGCATGTTGGTGCCCTGGAAGGCGGTGAACTGGCGTCCCCGGTAGTTGCCGAGTCGGCTGCGGTTCATGCTGGCGATCAGGCTGCGGTTGTTCACCGACTCCTTCATCGCCATCGCCTCGGTGCGGGCCTGGGTCGGGCTGTAGGGCATCGACGCGCCCATCTTGCGGAGCTTGGACACCTCGTTGGACCAGTTCGATCCGCCCTGGTGGAGGAAGCTAGTCACTGGTGGCCTCCTCGTTCTGGTTGGCGCGGGTCAGGCAATTCTCGGTGTACCAGGCCTCGTCGGGGGCCTTGTCGTGGGCCTTGGTCGACAGCGCCACCCGCCAGGTGGGGTAGACCGGGGTGCCGCCGTGAGCGAAGACGGTGTCGATCTCCTGGACCGTCCCGACGCCGTCGTAGATCTGACCGGCGGTCCGGCACTCCACCACGTCCCCGGCCTTGAACGGAGGCCCGTAGGGAGACCAGGGGGCGGTCAGCAAAATGAACGCCAGCTCGTCGCCGGACAGCGGGAGCTGGTTCAGGCAGTCCTGGCAGTAGGGCCGGTCGGTGCCCTGCTCCAGCCAGGCCACGTCCCGGAACTTTTTACACACCCCACAGAGATCCTTCATAGGCTCTATAGCCTACTTCTTTTTGCGGGGAATCGAGGGAGGCGTCCAGGTGCCGCCTTTCTTGGAGGGGTCACCGGCGGGCTTGCGCTTGGCCCAATCCTGCGGCGGCTTGGCCACGCTGGTGGACGGCGGCTTGGGTTTGCCGTAGGCCTTGGCGACCGGGTCCTCGCCGTCGTACTTGGTCCAGTCGGCGAGGCGCTCAATCTCGGCCACCAGTTCCCGGTGGGTCTTGGCAGACGTCTTCTTGCGGCAGGAGCCGGACGCGCACGGCTCGGTGTTGGGCACCCGCTCGTAGCCCTCCCAGCAGGTGCAGCCGCCGTCGCCCTTGGCGATCTTGGCGTAGTGCGCGCTTTCATCTTCTTCTCTGTCGAGATCGTGCGAGCATTTCACACCGTCAAGGTTGTATATCGAATCTTTTTCGGCGACCCGGTCAGCGTGCTCGACTGCCTCGTCGTGGCCCATCCCCTGACTTTTGGCTAGATCGAAAGCGTTCTCGTGTGCAGACTGCCAAGCCATGTCCCTGCATGCTTCGCAGTCTGCAGCATCACGAGCAGCCAGCTTCTTATTCGCCATGATCACATTGTCGCGCACCGGAATCTCGCGGGCGATGAACACCTCGGCGGAGTCCGACGCCAGGTGGTGGGTGTCGCCGATCGCGTAGACGTTCCAGATTTTCCCGCACGAGCAGGTCTTGTACGACGGCGCGGCGACCTTCTGGCCGCAGGAGCAGGAGAACGGCTTGGCCTCCTTGGCCAGGTAGCCGTTGAGGTGATCGTCCCAGCGCCATCCCGGCACCTTGCGGGTGAAGAAGCTGGCCTTCTTGGTCGGCTCCCACTCGCCCCAGGTGGCGTCACGCCGACCGGCACCGATCAGGCGTGGGTCCATCGGGTCCTGGGAGTCGTCGGGGTCCCAGCCGCCGGTGTAGGGGACGATCTCGGCGTCATAATTTTTGGGGTAGTAGACGGGTCCGTAATTGTCGTTGACGCTGATCTTGCCCTCGGAGTTACCTTCCGGGTACTTGCTGATGCCGAGAAATTTGTCCTGATCGCCCCGGAAGTTGGTGAGCATGTCACCCGGCTTGAAGAGGGTGCCGTCCTGATGCTGGACCATGTACTTCTCCCCGTTGCGGGGGTTGGTGAACACATGCTCGGGATCGTCGTCGTCGCGGGTGTGGTAGCCACCGTGCTCGTTGATGAACTTGGAGATCCGGCTGCCCAGTTTCTGCCGGTCACCCTTCTTGGTGACCGGGTTGACCGCCCTGGCGGGGTTGTTCTTCGGGTTCGGCGGCTCCTCGACGAAGGGGTGCTCGGGGACCCCGATCGCCTGGTGGACCTCCTCCTGGCCGCGCGGCCCGACCTTGTGGGTCTGGAGGTACTTCTCGGCCATCGGGTCGCCGCCGGTGTTCAGACCCATCTCGGTCTGCTTGTCCATCCAGCGGCGGACCTTGGTGCCCAGATCCAGTGCGGTGCGGCGGCTGTTCTTCTTCGGCTTGGGAAGTCCCTTAAACGTCGGCTGGGGCAGGTCGTTGATCGCCATGTTGTCGGTGATCTCGGGGGTCTGCCCGGCCTTGGGATGCTCGAAGGCGTCCATCGTCGGGGTGTTCTTCCAGGTCTCACCGGCGGTCCGACCGCCAACCGTGTACCGGCTCGGCTCAGGGTAGTGCTCCCGGACGTAGTCCTCGTGGTAGGCCTTGTCGGGGTAATCACCGTAGAGGTGGTCGCCCAGGCTGCCGTCGCCCCGGTGGGTGATCTGATACGGGTCCTCTTCGTACTCGGCCAGTCCTTCAGCCAGGTCGCGGACACCGTGCTCGTCGCGTCCCCGGTCCCGGCCACTGGCCCAGGCGTCCCACTCCCGGTCCCTCGGGTCGGAGGCTGTCCGGAAGCCCGCTGCGCGGGCTTGATCAAAAGGGAGGCGGCCCCTAGAACCCTCGCGGTTGTACATCTTGCGGTAGTCGTACATCTTGCGGTAGTCGGGGTCGTCTTCCCAATGATTCTGCTCGTCCTCGGCCTGGGCGTCGGCCAGGTCGTTGCGCTTGTGCTCGTCGCGGCCCCGGTCTCGGGACTGGCTGTAGGCCTTGTCCTGATAGCGGTCCTTGCCGGTGGCGGCCATCCGGGGTCCGACCACCGAGTCCATCCACACGTCGTGGTTGAACAGCGAGTTGTCGGCACCGAACATCTCGCCGATGTGGCGGGCCGCCGCCCGGACCTCGGGGGTCTGCAGTGCCTGCGGGGGCAGGATGCGGAACGCCTCGGCGACGTGCTCGTACTGGCGTCGGCTCATCGCCTCCCGGAGCATCCGCTCGGAGACCCCGTAGGTGCGGGCGATCAGGTGGGCGGCGCTGGCCAGGACCGTGGTCTTCTTGGCCTTCCGGATCAGCCGGGCCAGCTGCTGCTGGGGGTTTCCCGCGCCGCCCGGTGCCTGGGAGGGGTCGACGTTGACGCTGCCCTCCGGCGGGGTGACGTCCATCGGATGCTCGGCCTGCTCGACCTGCTGGGCGAACTGGACAGCCTGAAGGGCCTGGCTCAAAGGTCCGATGATCTGCTGGTACTCCTGGGTCTCCCGGTCGATCATCTGGGTGATGGCCTGACCGGCGGTGTCCAGCAGCGCGTCCTCGGCGGGCTGGTTCTCCATCGGCATCGGGGGCTGCGGGGGTGCCACCGCCTGGCTGCCGGGAGGAGGCATCATCTGGCCCATCGCGGCGGGGTCACCGCCGCCCATCGCGGCAGCAGGGTCTTGGGCCGGGGCGGCCTGCTCGCCGCCACCGCCACCTTCGGATTCCTGCTCCTGCTCACCCTCGGCGGCCCAGAACGAGCGGGCGGCGGATTTGGCCTTGCCCTTGAACTCGTGGTCACACTTGGAGCACTTGAACTCCTTGGACTGGCCGTATGCCGGGTTGCCGGTTTGCTTAGTGCTCTTGGAGCCGCACCCAGAGCAGGCAGGGAAGTCATAAGCGGCGGCACGGCGGCGGGCTACACGCGGCGGCTCCTGCTCAGGGTCGCCGCCAGCCCCGCCGAAAAAATCGTCACCACCACCCTGCGGTGCTCCCTGCTCAGGCATCGGCGGACCGGACATGCCGGGGTCGCCGCCCTGGCCCTGCTCGACCTCTTCGAGCAGCAGCTGCTCGATGGTGCCCTCGGGCAGACCGAGCAGCGAGTCGATGACCTCCGGCGGGACCGGGGCCGAGCCGCTGGCGTCGTCCTGGGGGATCTCCTGCATCATCTCCGGGGGCAGCGGAGGGGCTTCCTGCGGGACGGTGAAGGACTCCCCGCCCGATTCCGGAGCAGCATCGCCACCCACCTGGTCGCCCATACCGCCGCCGAAGTCGCCGCCTCCGGAACCGCTGTCGTCGCTGCCGCCCTTGTCGCTCTCAGAGTCTTCCGAGTCGTCGTCCTCAGAGTCGTCGTCAGAGTCCTCAGAGTCGTCGCTGCCGCCGAAATCGCCGCCCTTGTCCTTGGTGGGAGCATCATCGCTGTCACTTTCGGATTCCGACGACTCGGAGTCGTCGCTGTCGTCATCGTCGTCGCTGTCGTCGCAGTCCTCGGCGGCCCGGATGATCATCGACTGCAGGAGCCGGTAGTCGGCGTCGTGGATGCCGGTGCTGGCGTAGCGATCCAGGGTGTCCAGGGAGGCCACCCGCATCCCGTTGGAGCGGGCGAAGTCGGTGTAGATGTCGGCGACCAGACGGGCGGCTTCCTTCTTGTCGTGGTCTTCGACCTGATAGCCGCCGTTCTCGTGGTCGGGGCGGTAGGTCTTGCCCTTCCAGGAGTGCTGGTCATCCAGTTCTCTGTCCCGACCCGTGTCGGGATCAGCCTCACCGGCCTGGCGGCGGCGGGCGTGCCGGTCGGAGCCGGAGTCCCCGCCGGGGGTGAAGTCGTTGCCGCTGACCTTCTCGGGGCCGTCCTGGTCGACCGAGTCTTTCCAGCCCTCGAAGTCACCCTTGGGGATCAGGTTGCCCGACGACGGGTGGTAGGTCTCGTCGAGGTCTTGGTTCTTGGGCGGGCCGTCGCCGGAGGGCATCGAGCCGAACCCGGCCTCGTCGTGGCTCAGAGCCACCTTGTAGGGGTGGGCGACCTTCCAGTCCTGCTTCATCGCGTTCTGGATGCGGCGCATGGTGCCGGTGTTGGGGAAGATGTACGGCTCGACGGCGGCCCGGATGTCGTGCTTGCTGTAGTGCCAGCGGTCACCGAACTCGTCGATCCCGGTCGCGCCCAGCAGGAAGCGCCCGAACTGGGCGCGGACCACGTCGATCGCGGCCTCCATGTGGCGGGCTGCGGTCTTCGCCGCCAGTCGTGGCTCGTGCTGCGCGGCCTCATCAGATTCGAACAGACCAAAGTCGGACATGTCCCTGCCTACTCCCAGTTGACGGTGCGGTTGGTTACCTACACCTTCGAGCGGGCGGCGCGGCGTTTTACAGGATCAGAAAACCCGGTGCAGGGTCGGCAGCAGGGTCAGGTACTCCCCGGCGCTGAGGATCTCGGGCTGCCCGGTGCTGCGGTCGACGAGGACCGTCAGGTTGGCGTACTCGTCGAGGTCGGTGTCGCGGAAACCGATCACGTAGCCGGTCTCGCTCTCCAGCACCCCGGCGGGGTTCACCGGCTGCTCCAGAGTCTGTCGGGCGATCTGGATCGCCTCGTCGATGTCGATCAACGGTCCCCCTGTGGGTCGTGTGGGGCGAAGATCGGGGTCCCGTCGGCGGTCCCCCGGTCGACCAGGAACTTGGCGGTCTCGGGTGCCAGCGTTTTGTCGTCGGTGCGCAGGAACCGCAGCGGCGACTCGATCTTGTTGCGTTCCACGATTCTAGCAGCCGGGTCGGTGGTCAGGATGTTTTTCCGGCGGCTGCGGCCATCGAGCGCGGTGTAGTCGACCCGGTCCCGGTAGTGGTCCCCGCTGCTGCCGCGTATCTGGTGGTCGAGGTAGTGGACCTGGCCGCTGTCACCGACTCGGGCGTTGAAGACGTGGCGGACGAACTCGTTGGCGTGGGGGTGGGGGTAGGAGGCCATGATCACGGCCCGACCTCCGGGACCCCAGCTGGCGATCTGGCGGGTCATGTGGTCCCAGTGGTGGGGGCCGTCGTCGCCCTCGGCGAAGTGGTCCTGGGGGTCGATCCAGGCCGCCGGGACACCGTTGGCATCGCGCCACCAGGCCGCCAGCTCGTGGTCCTTGGGGATGTAGTCGTTGGTGTGTCCGCCCTTGGGGGAGTGGTACCGCTGCTGGGCCTCGACGTTGAGGCCGTGGTAGTTGGCGTCGGCGGCCAGCGCGCAACGTTGGCAGTTGATCATGTAGGCCCGCTGGCTGGCCAAATCGGGGTCCCCGGTCCCGGCCTTGAAGCGGGGGTTGATCAGTTCGCCGCCGATGTGCCGGTCGGGGTCGGGGATGCGGGAGAAGTGCTCCAGGGAGGGGACCGCGAACTTGCGGCTGTGCTGAAGCTCGACCCTGAGCAGGTCCCGGTGGCGCAGCAGCCGGAGGTGGGAGTCGAGGTCGTTGGGGTTGGCCAGGACCCGCTCGGCGGCCTGGTGGTAGGCACCGGCCATCCGCTTGAGCGCGCCGTAGTGGGTCTCGGCGGCCCAGGCCGGGGTGAGGTCGATGTGGTGGGCGTTGTGGTGGCCGCGCAGCGACTGCGGACCCTCGGGGTGCGCGCCGTGCAGTGCGTAGTGGTCGCGGCGGGCCAGGACCTCCTGGGCGTGGGCGATCGCCTCGTCCGGCGCAGCGGCCAGCCGGGCGTTGCGCTGCTCGTAGCTCCGCTGCATCTGGGTGCGCTTGTCAAAGATACGGGTGAGCCGATCCAAGTCGGCAGACTGATCCATGCGGAAGGGGTGCGACCGGTTGTGCAGCAACAACGCCCCGGCGGCGACCTCCTTGGGGTCGTAGCCGTGCCGCTCCACCGCCCTCGGGCCGGTCTGATAACGCCTGCCCTTCTCCGGGTAGTCAAGCATGTCTCCGGCCTGCTCCTGGCCCATGCTGAAGCCTTTATGCGCCGCCGGGTAGCGCTCCTTGAGGAACTTCTCGATGTTCTTCCAGCTTCGCTCCGGTGGGAACGAGGCCGTGGGGTGCAGGGCGTCTCGGTTCTGCCCGGCCCATTCGCGAAACTCTTTTGCGATCCTGCTGGTGACTTCTTCGGGATCGAACCCCGCCGTCCGAAGGAATACAGCAGCCTGGCGAGTGCGCTGCTCGTAGGTGCGCTGCATCTGGTACCGCTTCTGGGCGATGTCGGTGAGGCGCTCGACGTCGCGCTGCTCCATGTCGCCCCGGAGCGGGTTGGAGCGGTTGTGCAGCAGCAGCATTGAGGCGGCGACCTCGGCGGGGTCGTAGCCATGCTTGGAGACCGCCTCAGGTCCGGTCTCATAGGGGGTCAGGTCGGCGGTGCCGTGCTGCTGGTAGGGCATCGGCCCGAGACCGTCGAGGGGCCTGGCGGCCTCCTCCAGGCCCATCTCGTGACCCTTGTGGGCCGCCGGGTAGCGGTCCTTGAGGAACGCCTCGATGTTGGGCCAGTGGCTGACCGGACCCTCGTCCGGGTTGCCGTGGTCAAGCCAGCCCTTCACCTCCGGGGCACCGGCCTTGTAGCGGGCGGCGAAGGTGTCGGTCCACCAGTCGTGGAACTGCTTGTCCAGCTTGTTGACCAGATCCTGGTTGAGGGCGGCGGTCCGCTCCGCGCGCAGCCTGTCGTAGTAATCCTTCAGGTGCGCGCTGGCAGCGCCGTGCTCCTCGGGGGGCAGCTTGCGGACGATCCGGGCGCGGGGGGAGACCAGTCGGGGGAAGTCCTCATCGTTCTCGGTGGGTCGGAACTTGCCGTCATCCCGCAAAATGTTGTTCCAGATCCACGGCCCCTCGTCGAGCGGCTCCAGCTCGTAGACGTTCTTGTGGTATTTCGTCGCCGGTGCCGGGTGGTTGTACATCCAGACCCAGTCGGCGTGGTTGGGTGCCCCAATGGAGTTCTCGTAGTAGTCGATCCGGTTCTGGTCGCCTCGGGCGCGGACCGACTCCAGGATGTCTCCGGGCTGATGCTCGTGGTCGCTGCCGTGGTAGAAGCTGCCCTGTTCGGGGATGTCGTCGGTCTTCTTCTTCCGGTCCATGACCAGGTAGTCGTAGGCGTCCCGTGACGGCATCGCCAGGCGGGCCTGCCGGGGGTGCAGGCCGGTGATGTCGCCGAACACCGAAGCCGCCTCCGGCCCCAGGTGCTGGTGGTAGAGCGCGTGCAGCAGTTGCTGGAAGCGGGGGCCGTGGCCGTCCCGGTGGTCGGTGTTGGTCAAGACGTGGGCGGTCTCGTGCAGCAGGGTCAGCGTGTTGGTGTGCTGCCCGGCCAGCGCGATCTTGTTGCCGTCGGTGTAGGCCTGCCCGGACCCCGGCTCCCGCAGCCCCCAGTCGTTGGGTTCCACCCGGATGCCGCCGCCGTGGCCGTGGCTGCGCAGGATGTCGTTGACGAACCGCTCGGCCTCGGCGGAATGTTCACGCTGCAGCCGCCGCACGTCGGGCTGGCCGTACTGGTCGTAGTAGCCGTGCTGGTGGGCCTGGGCGACGTTGGCGTTGGGGACGTGGAACGTCTGGCCGCCGAACCCGGCCCGCTCCATCACCTGCTCGGCCACCGATACCCGGCCCTCGTCGTCAAGGGAGTGCCCGTCGGCGGCGGCCAGCCTGCGCAAGTCCTCGGTCACGTCGGCCTCGATCGCGGCGGTGTGGGAGCCATCCTCCAAAATGGCGTCCCAGGCCTGTGGGGGCCGGGTCGGCGACGGGGTGGCTTTGGCCCATGCCTTGCCCGCGTCCGTCTGGTATTCAGGCCGGTCGTGCATGGGACGGCCCGCCGCTTCCCACATCGCGGTGCCCACACCCTTGCGGCGGTGCTTTTCCTCCACCTCGATGTTGGCGACATACGGGGTGTCGTCGTCTAGCCGGTCGATCTCTATCCACCCGGCGTGCTCGCCGTTGATGGTGGCCTTCACCATGTCACCTTCGTTGGTGATCTCCAGGCCGGGGATGTGCTTGGCGGCAGCAGTCTTGCCTGTGACGTCGTCGTCCAGGCCGTCCAACCCCCACAGCCCCCAACTCATGTGTCAACCCACTCTTTGATCACGGCCTCAGCCCGGTCGCGGGTCATCAGCCAGCCGTCGGGGGATTGGACGGCGGCGATCCGGCCCGCGCGGGCCTCGCCCTGGGCGAACTCCAAAGTCTTGCGGGCGCGGTGGGCGACCTCCACCAGGGAGGCGTGGGTGCGGGGGTTGATCACGACAGCAGACCCTTGAGCTTGTCCGGGGAGAACCCACCCCAGTGCTGCTCCCCGTCGCCGACCACCACCACCGGGGCCTGCTGGTAGCCCAGCCCGGTCACGTAGGCGTGGGCGTCGGGGTCGACCGTGACATCTATGACACGGTGCTCGATGCCCAGCCGATCCAACTGCTTCTTGGTCATGGTGCACTGCGGGCAGTTGGGCTTGGTGTAGACGGTGACGGCGGCGGTCATGATATGGGCCTTTTTCTGGTTGATGTTTGAATTAACAATTTCTCCCCGAACATTCGGGCCGTGATAACCCCACTCATGCAAGTCATTGTTAGTCCAGACATGCTTGGCGGGAACTGTTGACCGCACTATCGGCCAATCCTCATCAGGATTTTCACTCTGCACGGCGTGTTCGCGTGCATACGGCAGGCTAGTGGTTATCCAGTCTCCAGTGTTTATGTCGGTTTTACCCGAAGGAATTGCTCGATAAATCACAACAGGATGATCGGGATTTCCCCTAGCCTCATTTAACTGACGCTGAATGTTTTTGATGCCGTAATCCATCGAGTCATACCATTCAGGGTGCTCATAAATGTCGTCCCCCCACATCTGGTTTAAGTCATGAAACGGAGCACCGTGGTCTGGGCCACCAGGACGATGCTGTCCTTGATAATCTTCACTGGGCATGGCCAGCCGGGCGGCGGTGTGGGGTTCCTTCCAGGGGTGCGAAAGCTCCTCGGCGATGTGGGCACCATCAGCAACCCAGCCATCGCTGCCGGTGCCGTTCCAGGGCAGCACATTGCTGCTCGGCTCAACCCGGTAGATGTAGCCGCGCCCGTTGTCGCCCTTCTTGGGAGTCAAACCGGCCCATCCCACCGCCTCGGTCACGCTCGGTGACAACCACACATAGTTGCGGCGATGCTCGGTGCCGTCCTTCTCATACAGGTTGTTGCCCCACGGCGAATCGTGGCCGGGAGTGAGGTGGGTGCCGACCGGCAGCTTGGTGGGTGAGTAGTGATACCACGGCCCGTCGTGTGGCTCGGGGCGCTCGTCTGGGTTGTACTCGTCCTCGTCATAGAAGCCGTCGTACACGTCAAACTCGCTAGGCATGGCCAGCCGGGGGGCGATGCGAGGCCCTTTCTTCCATTCGGCGTCAAACTCGGTTGTCGGCTCGTCGTAAGAGAACCTTTTGCTGTACTGGTCCAACGGCTCGATGTGAGGAACTTTCGCACGGGGGTCAAACTGGCTCATCGTCCAATCCACGACGTGATCCCGCCCCTGATGGTTGATGACCGGGGCGTAGTGATCAGCAGGGGCGTAGACACCGTCATCGACAAGTTCGTCAGTCTCCCAGTGCCCCGGATCACTCTCGCTGTGCTGCAAGTCTTCTCGCGCCGGATTGGGGAACGCTGAAACTGTGGGAAGAAAGAATTGGTGCAGCCTTGGGTTAAATGAAGGGTGCAGCCCTTCCATAAAAGAAAGAGAGTTGCTCAAACAATCCCCATACCCCCGTTCCGGCTCTTCTGAATATCCGTTCTGAGCAAAGTCGGAAATGGCTTTGTTCAGATTGGGCATGGCCAGCCGGGAGGCGGTGTGGGAGGCGGTGTGATGGAACGCTGCTGCGGGGATGGGGTCAGGGGAGTAGAACGACCGACCTTCCATCTCGTCGTTCCACTCGTTCTCGGGGTCAGGCAGGGCGAGGGCGTCATGGTTGAAGGGCAGCACGACGTGCCCGTCATTTTCTTCGTCCCAGTTCATGGAGCCGTACTCCTGCTGATCCCGCTCGTCCAGTTCGTTGGCGTACTGGTCGGCATGGCCGGGATGATCCCAAAAATAATTACCTGGGGTGGCCCCGTCATGGTGCCACATCGCTTCGCCTTTGGTGTAGTCCAGGCCATGCTGTCGGATGGAGTCCACATTGCGGCGTGGCGTGACGTGGTAGTAAATGGGCATGGCCAGCCGGGAGGAAGTGATGTAATCGCCCTGCGCCCAGGACGGCTGCCGGTCATAAGTGCTGGCGATGCTGGCAGGATTGTCTGCCAGGTGCTGCTGGATCGCCGGATGCAGTGGAGTGCCACCCCACCGCTCCAAGTTGCGGGTGCTCTCCCGCAGGAAACGCACCGGCAGGTGGGTCAACCCCGCCTCGCGGGCAGCGGCCAGTCGGTGGTTACCGTCGGCCACCAAACCCAGTTCGCCGTCGGTTTCCAGGGTGATCGGCATTTGCACGCCGTGCTCGCGGATGTGGCGCACCAGGTCGGGGTAATGGTCGGAGTCCGTGGCGGCCACCGGGTCGTACAGGTTGTGTGGTTCTAGGTGTTCGATGGGGAATTGCAGCGGGGCGGGCATGGCCAGCCGGGCAGCGGTGTGGGGGCCGCGCTCCACCTCGTAATCCTCCAAGGTGTCGATGTCGGGGTCCTGGCGGTTCCACACCGGCGGGTTCCAGCCCACCGACCGGCCCCAGGCCCGGCCCAGCGGGGTCTGGTCGGTGGAGTGCCCCAGGTCGGGGTCGACGTTGTTGCGGTGCCAGTCCAGCATCGCGGTGCCGATGCCCTGGCGGCGGTACTCGGGGGCCACCTTGATCATGTCGATCTTGCCCTGCGCCGGGCGCAGGTAGCCGATCAGGTGCTCGCCGTCGTAGGCGTGCGTCCAACCCCGGTGCTCGCGGAAGTGCAGGTTCTCCGGCAGGTCGCCGTTGGCCCCTCCCAGCCGGGCGGCGGTGCGGGGGCCGATCCGGTGCCGTTCGATGTGCTGATGCGCCGCTGCGACCTCATCGGGGTCAGGTTCGTCGTACCAGTCCAGTTCTTGACCTAGCTCCGGCTCCATGTCGCCATGCACGCCGTAGTAGGGCAGCGGGTGCGCCCCGGCGGAATCATAGGCGTGGGTGTCGTCGTGGGCAAAGAAGTGGGCCGCCGGGAGGTGCGCCGTGCTCAGCGTCCCGATTCCGAGATGGGGAAATCTTTCCTTGAGTGCTTGGGCGTATTCCAGGCAGCTGCCGCCCTGCCAGCGATCCCACTCGTCGGTGTTGTGTCCGGCCTCCGAAAGATCATTTAGGCTGCCCATCCGCCAGCCGTAGCCCCACAGGTCGCTCATGACCGCCCCCCGAACCCGAACCCCCGTTTCCGATCCTCCCACTCCCCGTAGTGATCGGCGGGATCGAGCGGGGCGGTGTCGCGCTCAAAGTCGTGGGAGTAGCCGCCGCCGATGACGGGGGCCTCCTCCTCCTCGGTGTCGTCCTCGGCGCAGTCGCACTCACCCAGGTGCAGACTCCACACCTCGGTGCCCAGGATCACCAGCCGGATTCTCACAGCCCGTCGTCCCGCAGTTCGTCGGCGACCTCGATGAGCATCCGCACGCTGGCGATCTCGATGCACAGCCCCAGGCCGCCGCCCAGCGCCACCAGCGCCAGACTCGACGACGAGGCGTTGGCGTAGGTGTACCAGGCCAGCGCGAGGATGATCATCGGCAGACCGAGCAGGTGGAACCGGTAGGAGCACCGTTTCGGGCATTTCGGGAAGAACCAGCGGGTGCCGGTCATCGCCCCGATCAGGCTGATCCCGGCACCGACCGCCAGGATGACCTCCAGGATCAACTCCAGCCCGTTGTTGACGCCGCCCAGGATCGGCCCGGCCTGCATCAGGAACAGCGCGGTCAGCAGCAGACCGACCCAGATTTCCGGGGCGTAGCCGTGGTGGTCGATGCGGTGTCCCTGCTCGGGGCGGGTCAGTGCGCTCATCTCAGTCGTCCTCGTCCTCGGCGTCCTTCTCGGCGGCGTCCTTCTTGGCGCTGCTGTTGCGCTTGGCTTCGGTGGCGAACCAGACGCCAAAAGCGGCGACCAGAACCTGATCGAGGATCGGCGGAGGGCTGGAGTCGAAGATCTGGAACCCCGTCCACAGCCCGGTCAGGGCGAGGATGCCGATGGTGGTGGAGCGGACGTTCGCCAGCGGATTGCGTGGTGCCACCGGACTGCCCTTTCCTCATCTCCTCCACAACCTTTCCGCGTCACGCGGACATTTTCCCCGTCAGCTGTCAAAGAGCAGATGGTCGTCGAAATCCCGAATCGAGGCGACCCTCGGTCCGGGATTGAACGTCGGGGTGGACTCCTGCCCGGTCATCGCCGAGCCGTTCCAGACCGCCTTCATCACCGCGCCGGGGAGGTTGGTAGCCACCGTCCCGGTCTGCATCTCCGGTCCGATGTCGGAGATCCCGGCACCGCCCTCGCCGACCGAGGTCTGCGGTGCGGAAGTCCGGCGGTGCTTGCCGGGTCCGTTCTGGGGGAATCCCGGACCGCCGCCTTCCATCAGCTGGTCTTCCCACATCCCGTGGTCGTTCTCGTGCAGCCGATGGCGTCCCGAGTAGCTGCCGTCCAGCGAAAGGTCGGCGAAATCAGGGGTCGGCTGCATGTCCCGGTAGGGGTCGTCGGCCATCGTGTTGCGCCACGGCTCGTCGGGGTCGACGTCGTGGGCACCGGCCAGCCGGGAGTAGCGGGCAGGGTCGTCGTCGTCGAATTCGGTGTAGCGCAGGTCGCGCTCCAGACCCCGGCGGTCGGTCGGCTCGGTGTGGTAGTCGTGCTGGCGGAGGTGGTCCTCGTACTCGGCGATGTCCTCGGTCCCGAAGCCGGGCCGGTCATAGCCCGGCCCGAGCGGGTACCCGGACACCCGGTGGGAGCCGAGGTGGTTGGGGTTGGCGTAGGGGTTGGGTCCGGGACCGGTGCGGCCCTGCATCCAGGCGAACTCGGCTCCATCGCTGTGGATGGGGTGCTGTCCGCAGGTCGGGCAGACATCCAGGTCCGGGTCCTGCTCGAAGTCGATGCCCTGCCCGCAGTTCAGGCACTCATCGTCGGGGGCCTCCATGCCGCCCCAAGAGACTGCGGTCCGGCGAGCCGAACGGTCGCGCCCACCCTTGGTCCGGTCGGCCTTGGGCGGCAGGTATTCGGTGTACTGCTGTCCGGGACCCTCGGGGGTGCCCTCCAGCCCGCCCATCGGCGAGACCTTCAGGTGCTGCTGGGTGACCGGGTCATAGCCGTACAGGTGGCCGGTCTCATCGGCGTGGTAGGGGTGTTCTTCGTTGACCAGTCCCCGCATGTCGAACCGTCGGGGGCCTTCCTGGTCGGCGGACATCCCGTCCCAGTCGTCGGGGTAGTAGGGCTTTGACTGACCGCCGCTGTACTCCTGCCCCGGCTCCAGGGGGGTGCCCTCCAGTCCGCCCATCGGCGAGACCTTCAGGTACTGCTTGGTGTTGGGGTCGTGCTTGTAGCGGTACCCGCCGACGTTGATCTCGTCGCCTCCGGGCGGGAACATGTTGAACCGGCGGGGGCCTTCCTGGTCCTCGGACAGACCGTCCGCGCCGTCGTCGTAGTAGCCAGCCTCAACGTCGAAGTCGGCCACCCGGCGGCTGCCCTTGAACGCGCGGGCACCGTCGTCGAGGAAGTCGATGAGCAGCCGGTGCTTGGCCGACATCAGCTCGCGTCGGGCGGTCTCGGCCTCGTCGGTCAGCGCCAGGTGCGCGGCGGTGAACCCGGATCGGGCCTGGGTGAGCACCTTGTCGGTGGCGGCGATCCGGGCCTCGATGGACTCCGGGGTGCCGTCGAACCAGCGGCCACGGTCCTGACGCCAGGGTGCGGCGACCCTCTCCAGGGCGCGCATCGCTGCGGCCAGTCTCAGGTTCTCCGATGAACGGAACATGGGCGGTTCTCCTCGCTTGTCTACCTCTTCGAGGACCTGGCCTGCCGGTTCACACTGCGGGGTCGGAGACCTTCTTGTCGGACTCCGAGTGGCGGTGGTAACGCAGCTCCCGGTCTCCGGGGACCCCGACTCGGGCCAGCTCGTCGACGAACTTGTAGGCCAGCACCGCCAGCTTGTCGGCCAGGACCATCCGCTGCTTGCCGCTGGCGGTGGCGATGGTCTCGTTGTCGATGGCCCTCCAGATGTAGAACATCTCGGGGGTGTCTCCGCGCAGGTCGATGTTGGTCCGGTAGCCGTCCTGCTCGCCGCCGAACAGCTGGATGTGCACCTCAGCCATTGCGCCTCCCTCGGTTCTTGTCTGTTCAGAACCGAGGGAGGCGCGTCGGCAGGGTCAGGTCAGTTCGCCACGGTGGTCGAACTGCGGGCACAAATTTTCCACCGCGACAATGACAAAGATGGCGGCGTCCTCCCGGCTGACGTCCAGTCCGGTGTTGGCGTAGATCACGCTGGCGACCTGGGCACCGTTGGCACCGGAGTCCAGCGCCCGGCAGACCGCGTAGCCCTGGTTGAGCAGGCCCACGTCGCCGTAGGCCCGGTTGTACCAGCCCAGGTCGTGGATGACGTCCAGGAAGCTGCTGGAGTCGGCGTCGGCGCGGGGTCCGGTCAATACCGCCAGGGTGGTGCCGATCGTGGCGCAGAAAGCCCACCAGGCCACTTTGCGGCGGCTCACGACAGCACCCGCACGATCAGCTCGGCGGAGAGCCGGTCGGTGTGCTCGCCGGGGCCGAGATCCAGGAAACGGCGGCGGATCACGGTGTACACCGCCTGGGCGGTGGCGACGGTGTCGCCGGGGAACGGGGTCTCGGCCAGGTAGGCCCGGCCCCGGCTGGCTTTGGAGTCGGCGTCGATCAGCTCGGCGATGATCACAGCTGGTTCTCCTTGAGTCGGGCGATGTCCTTCTTGACGTCGGTGATGGCGTAGATCAGCTGGTTGAAGGTGAACGAGTAGTTGCGCTGCAGCTGCTGCAGCCAGGCCGGGCACATTCCCGGAAGGGTGTACTCCAGGTTGTCGCGGATCACGGCGGCGGTCCTTTCAGGGTGGGTGGGTGGGTTGGGTGGTGAGTTGAGGCAGGCCCCTCCGGGGTGGGTTCCCGGAGGGGCCTGCGGTGCGTCCCCCGCCACCACCACAGAGTCGGGGGACGCGGGGGAGGTCCGCTCCTAGGCGGTCACCTCCTCGCGGGCCACCCGCGCCGCCACCTTGAGGGCGTCGAAGGCGGTGGACTCGATGTCGAAGGCCCGCTCGGGGTCCTCGATCTGCTGGACGGCGGCGGTGATGGCCTGCAGGACCCCACCGGCGGTGCGCTGACCGCCGTCGATGAAGAAGTTGAGGATCGAGTCGGCCTCGGCCTCGGTGTAGCCCTGCTCCTTGGCGACCACCTCGATGGTCTTCTTGACCTCCTTGACGGGGGTGTCGGCGTCGGCCTCCAGGGAGTCGATGACCTTCTGGACGTAGGTGGCGTTCAGGAAGGACTTGACCGCGTCAGCGGCCTGGGTGCGGGCCAGCTCGTTGGCCGCGCGGCGGGTCTCGGCGGACCACTCCACCTCGCCCTCGGCCAGCTTCGCGCCCAGGTGGACCTGACGCATCGCGTCCTTGGTGACCTGCAGCCCGTTGGAGCAGGCGCGCACCACCAGGCGCGGGGTGATCTTGGCGGCGGAGCCGCCGGTCTCGGAGTTCTGGATCAGCAGGCCCGCCGAGATGATCGGCAGGTTCTCGGCGTCGCTGCCGCCGTGCCCGGTGCCCGACCCGTTGCCGTAGGGGCTGCGGTAGCCCTCCAGCAGCTTCCAGCCGTAGCCCTGGATCTCGGGGGCGTTGATGGTGACGTACATCCGGTCCTCGGTGAGGTCGCCCTTGATGTCGAGCTGGTCGGCGCGCAGACCCGCCGAGCGGATGCCGTCGAGCGCGGCGAGCAGGAACGGCAGGTTGTCGCGGGCACCGTAGCGGTCCGAGAGCAGCGCCCGGACCTGACCGGCCAGCTCGGGGTTGTTGGAGTCCAGCCCGACCAGAAGCCGCACCAGGATGTTCTTGTCGTCGAGGCTGTCGTGGGTCAGCCAGCCGTTGACGTTGGCGTCGAACAGGGCCGGGTGCAGGGACTGGGTCCGGCGCAGGTAGCGGGTGGGGATGTCGGTGATCCCGGCGATGTGGCCGACGGCGGTGGAGGTGAAGGCGAAGCTGCCGTTGACGTCGGTGACCCCGGAGTCGCCGATGATGGGGTCGACGTCGGCCAGGACCAGGCGGGTGTCGGCGACCGCCAGGCGGGAGGCCGGGAGGACCAGGTCGACGGTCTGGCGGTCGATGCCCTGCAGGATGTTGACCAGCTGGGGCAGGTCCCCGCCGCGCAGGTGCTGGCCGGGGAGGGTGTTGGTGGTGACGGTCATGAGGAACTCTCCTGTGGTGATGGTGGCCGGACACTTTCCGGCACGACTCAAGAATGCGCTCTGCAGGATGACTTGTCAACACCTACAGCTTGATTTAGTTGTTTGCCCTGCTCACTGCCCTGATTTTGCTCGCCAGTTGTCGCGTTCGGCGGTGACCTGGGCGATCTGTCGACGCAGATGGGTGAGTTCGGCCAGCGCCGCGTCGAGCTGGGCCAGGGTGCTCAGCCAGCTCTGCCACCCCTCATCGGTCATGGGTTGGCGTCCTGCAGCATCTGGCGTGCCCGCGCCGCGACCCGCCCCGGCTCGGCCTCGATCCGGGCGTGGTCCAGCTCGAAGAGCCGGTGCGGGCCGATCCGGTACAGCGTCAGCTCCACCGCCTGCTGACCGCCGACCAGCACCCGCTTGGCCATCCACACCGTCCCCGGCGGGGCCATCGGCAGCCGAAAGTCGTTGGCGGAAGCCACAACTGGCAGATTCCGCCCCCAGGCCGCGACCCAGATGTCGTGGTTCCACCGGTCGGTCGGGCCGGTCAGGTCGGGGGCCTGCTGCTCGGCCAGCCGGACATCGGCCCAGGCCACGCTGGGAGGACAGAACTTGTGGTCGGGGGTGTCGTCGTCGCACCCGCAGTCGGGCAGCCCCGCATCCAGGTGCCACTGGGTGATCAGGTTGCGCCAGGCCATCGCGGCGTTCTCGTCGGCGGTCACCGGTCGTCCTCCCGGTCGGCGAGCCGGGAGACGGCGGTGGCGAGCAGCGCCGCGTAGCTGGCCGGTGAGCTGGCGGCGAGGATGTGGGTCAGCACGGCGACCTCGTCGGACTTGCCGCCGGTGGCGTATCCGGTTCGGGCCTGGCCCCACCAGCCGATCAGCTCGTCGAGGGTGTCCTCGGCCTCGGCGTGGGCCTGGTCGGCGGCGGCGACGACGGCGGGGTGATCACTCATTGTCAGGTTCCCAGTCGGTGATGTAGCGGTGGCGACCGTAGTTGATGCCGTCACCTTCGATGAAGTTGACGATGTCGCCTGTCTGTGACTGCTTTCGCAGACCCAGTTCCGCGATCACCGCGTCGGCCATCTCGTAATCGCACGACGCTGGCTCCATGCCCGGTTCGTCGCCGTCAGCTTGAGCTATCGCGTAGGCGATGCGGGTGCGGAGGTCAGTCATGCACCATCCCCTGTCAGTCCTAGCTTTTCCGCAGAGCGTCCGCACTTGGCGTCGTCGGTGTGGTCTACAGATGCGTTCATCTGTAGACGTTTTGTGTCGGCGAAGTCGGCGTCGCAGATCGAGCAGGGGCAGCCGGGCTGGTCACTCATAGCCGCACTTCTTTCTCGCCTCGTAGACATCATCACTTGGTTCAGGTGCGGTCGGCGCAGTCGGCGCAGTCGCAGCGAACAGTGCGGCGGTGTCGGTCACTCCATCGACCCAGCCCAGCCGGATTTCGTTGTCGGAGACCCCGATCACCAGAAACGGGTCGCCCTCGGTCAGGGCGTTAAGGGCAGCCAGCACCAGCCGGTCGCGCAACAAATCCGGTGTCTCGGCGCTCATCGGGGCACCACCAGCCTGCGGGGGCTGCCCTCCAGGTAGGAGGCGGTGTCGTAGAGGGTCACCGCGACGTCCTGGGCGCGGTGGTCGCCGCCCTGGTTCAGCACCTCCCGCAGGAACGACCGGGCCGACTCCAGGTGGACGGGATCGTCGGTGCGGACGTACTCGGCCAGCCACCAGACCGCCGACCGGATCAGGTTGCCGCAGGCGGCGCTCATCAGCTCGGTGCTCATTGCAAAAACCCCCAGCGGGCCATCCGCTCGCGCAGCCGGTGCAGCGCCCTGGAGCGGGCCTCGTCCTCGGTGTCGGCGATCGCGTAGTCGCTCACCCCGTCCTGCTCGGCGACGGCCAGGTGCTGATCCTTGCGGAACACGGTGACCGTCACCTCCGGCTCGCTCACGGGCCGATCCTGCCGGTCGCCAGAAGCCGACGGGCCTGCCGGGCCAGCCGCAGCACCTCCCAGTTGGAGGCCTCCTCGGAGGTGATGGACAGACCCACCGGGTGGCCGGTGTCGGAGCGGTGCCGGTTGGTCACCTCGCGCAGGCAGTCCTCGCAGTTCTCCCTCCAGACCCGACCGCAGCCGGGGGCCTCGCAGGTGCCCCGGTGGCGGATCACCGGGCGGCACCCCACTCGCAGCTGGCGGCGATCGTGCCGGGGAAGATCAGGCACAGCACCCTGCGCCCGTCCTGGAGCTGGAGACGCTGCTCGGTGACCCCGGCCTGACCGGCGGGGACCGCACCGGACCCCGACCGGGAGGGCGGCTCGGCGACCATCGCCAGCCAGCCGATCAGGGCGAACAGCACACCGAGCAGGGTCAGGGTGATCCCCCGCAGGTGGGGGATCTCGGGTCGTTCGGGTGTCAGCGGGCTTTCCCTCACGGCACCACCACGTAGCGGGTGTTGCCGACCACCCGGACGGTCTCGGCGTCCCGGTCGAACAGGTCGACTCCCCAGTAGTTGGTGTGGACCCCGCCGAACATCGCCAGGGCCTTGTTCTTGCCGTGCTTCTTGGGGTCGTAGTCGGCCCAGTTGTCGCCCCGGCGGGTCACGTCTCGGACCCGGTACTGGGTGTCGTCGGGGGTGGTCTTCAGGGTCCAGGGCTGCTTGCCGAACCGGCGTTCGGGGTTGCCGATCAAGATGAACGACAGCCGCTCCGGGTCGGGGGCATCGGCGCGGGAGGCGAACATCCGCAGCCAGGTCCCGGCCACCTGAGCGCCCTGGGAGTAGCCCAGCACGGTCAGCGGCCCGTCCAGGGACCGGATCAGCCCGTCGAGGCGTCGGGCACCGACCTGTATCGAGCCGTTGGGCTTGTCGCCCGCCGACGGGTCGAGCATCGCCGGGTAGCGCACCTGCACCTGGGTCCGGCCCCCGGTCACCGCGTAGCTGCGGCAGACCCTCTTCATGTAGTTCACCGTCTTGTCGATGCCCAGGTCGAGGGCGCTGACGGTCAGCACGGTTTCACTCAATGTCGTTGTCTCCTAACGGTTTTGGGTCCTTGTCGCGCACCCGGCCCAGGAGGTCCGACCAGCGGGTCGACTTGTCCTTGGACCTGGACTCCCGGTCGCGGCGGCGCTCCAGCTTGGCCTGTCGGCGGTTGCGCCACTCCAGGTAGGACTCGGCCTCGGCCTGGTCGTAGAAGGTCGCCACGATCCGGCCCAGGTTTTCGTCGTAGATCGGCCAGCTGTCCTGGTGATCCATCTCGAAGGGCAGGAAGGTCCAGGGCTTTCCCCACGGCTCGGGGTTGGGGGCGCTCACGCCGAAACCTCCAGACGGCTCCGGACCCGCTCTGCCATCGCCGAGGCGGCGTTCTTGGCCTCGGTGTAGGAGGCCACCCGGCGCAGCTCCTGGCGGCAGTTCTGGCCGGTGAACACGATCGCCCAGTGGGCGTCCCAGACCGCGTCCGGGACCCACTCGACGTCCAGGGTCTGGCGGGGTCCGAGGTCGGCCTGGAAGATCACCATCCGGTTGTCCGGGTTGCTGTCGGTCATCGGGGTCCTCTCGTTGTGTGGGTGAAGGTGTAGCACCAGTATAGGTTTGGGGTGCGACAAAGTGGGTAGCGGCGCGCGGTCAGTTCCGCGTCGACCAAACCGTGATCGCCGCCTTGCGTAGACCCTCGGCGACCTTCCAGGACTGCCGGGAGGGCATGAACTGGCTGAGCAGCCGGGCCAGGGAACCCGCCGTGTCGTAGGCCCGAGCGGGGGTGTACTTCAGCTCGGTCAGAGTTTCGTCGTCGGGTCCGGCGAGGATCAGCCGGATCGGCAGGTCGGCGTCCTTGGCGGTGGGGACGCACTCGACCCTGATCCGGACATCGACGCTGCCGTCGAGGTAGCGGGCGAACTCGAACATCAGGAGACCCTCCGGTGTCGACCGACGTAGCGTCCGGGGTTGCGGAACACCACCAGACCGCTCCGGTCGCGGGCGACGTGAAGGTTGCCCAGCCAGTCCGGGGAGCGGTTTCCGTAGAGCGGTGGGATCAGCCCCAGCACGTCTCCCCCTGCGAGTTGGGGTGGGACATCGTGCACGGCTTGACCACGGTGCGCTCGACGGCGATCTGGGAGACCGACAGGCTCAGCCAGACCAGCGCCAGAAGCCAGCCGGTGATCACCAGCACCGCGAGCGCGGTGTGGGCCAGGAGACGGCGGGTCATCGCATTCCCCCGCCGAGCAGGAAAACCATCAGCCCGGTGACCGCGATGCTGAACGCACCCAGCCCGAAGATCACGACCTCGCTCATGAGAACCGCGCGGTCCGGCCCGGAAGCAGACCGACCACAAAGCAGCCCGCCCCCAGCCCGGTCATCGCGGGTGCCGCGACGACCACCAGCTCGGCGGCGGGCTGGTCGGCGAAGACCATTCCGGCGCACCAGGTGAATAGGCCGAACGCCAGCAGGCGCAGGCGGTGGGTGGGGGTCATGTGGGTGGGTTCCTTTCACATCGTGTCGATGGGCCGAATGTCGGCCCGGTCATGGAGATCTTCGCTGTCGATGCACCGCTCGCAGACCGGGAATTCGTAGCCCGAGAGATCCCGCGCTCCGTGGGTCGCCGGGCCGTCGCAGTACCGGCACTCAACGTGCGACGCGGCATAGGGGTCATCGTTCTGAGGACCCTCGCCCAGCACTTGGTCGATGTGGGCGAGAGTGTCCTCCCAGGACATGCCGTCCCCGGCCAGCCGGATCAGGTCGACCATGTCCAGGGCGGCGCGGTGGATGGTGGTCTGCCACAGGTCGCCGTCCTCACCGAGGCCGCAGCGCGGGCAGTAGGGGTCGCTCTTGCCCTCGGGTCCGTTGCAGGTCGGGCAGATCGGGTCATCGGGGTCGGCGTGCTGGCCGGGTCGGGGCAGGGTGCCGGGATGCGGGCCGTCCAGATAGTCGTCGTTGAAATAATCGTCGAGGTTCGTCTTCTCCCCCTCAGTGAGGGTCTCGTCGATGTAGCGCATGGTGTCATCCCAGGACATCCCGTCTCCGGCGAGACGGTAGATGTCGGCGGGGTCGAGGCGGGCGACCACCCTCCGACCGGCACCGATCAGCCGAGGGTCGAAGGGGTCCTGGCGGTCGTCGGGGTTGAAGGACTCCTCGGGGTGGCGGGACTGGACCCAGTCCATCGCGTGCTGCATCGAGTCGAATCCGTGCGGGCTGACCCCGTCCACCGGCTCAGCGTTTTTGTTCAGCGCGGTGGGTCCGTAGATGTCGCCTATGTAGCCCTCCGGGTCGTGGCCGTACTCCGGCGGCAGGTGGTCGACCTCCCAGTGACCACGGTCTCCGGTGTGCTTGTGGGGATGGTCGTCGGGCAGGGTGTTGAAGAGTGACCCGGCGGGCCGGATGTAGTAGTGGTCGCCCGCATCGGAGCGGGTCTGCCAGGCCCGCATGTCGACCCCGCTGCCGTCCCACAGGTCGTTGTCTTTCAGCTCCTGAACCAGACTTGGAGTGTAGGGCTTCCAGTCGTAGACGCTGGCCTGCCGGTTGGGCTGCATCTGAGAGCGGGTCCGGACGATCTCGGAGAGCCGGTCCCCGGAACGGGACTCACCCTCAGGGTCGTGCTGCCAGTCGTAGCTCACTGGTCGTCCCCGTCCTCGGTGATCTGTCGGGCCATCAGGGCCTCAGCGTGCACGGCGGCGGCGATCGCATCCTCGACCTGGTTGCACACCGGTGTGCCCCTTCCCGCTTTCCTATTCCTGTCCTAGACCCCGCCGTTGGCAGGGCTTGGTGACCGCCCGCCCTCAAGGAACCCCGACACCTGGGGGCGGGCGGCTGTCAGCGGGCGACAGCGGCCTCGGCGGCGACGACGAACTCCTCCCAGACCCCGACCGTGCTGTCGTCCTCGGGCGGTCGGGGGCGACCGGCGGCGACCCAGGCCTGGTGCTCGCGCCCCCACTTCCAGGGGCGCTCGAAGTATTCGTCCTCGTCGTGCGGCATCAGATCGGCGGCGCGCAGGATCTCGGCGAAGGTGAACACCTTGGCGATCGTGTGCCGCTCGGTGGGTGAGATGAACTCGGCGGGCATGGGGGTCTCCTGGTGGGTGGGTGGATCTTCCGGACAACTATACGCTGATTGTCGGCCCCCTGTAGGCCGACACGCGGGCTACCTGACGGCCCGGACGGTCTTGGTGTCGACCAGGTGCATCTGGTCCTTGTGGACCCAGTAGGGCGCGATGAACACGGTCTTGGGCACGGTCCGGCCACGACCGGTCCAGACCGTCTTGAAGTGCGCGCGGCGCTGGTGCGGGGGCAGGGTCCGGCCAGGCTGGTCGGAGGCCTGCTTGGTCCGGGACTCGGCTCGCGCTGCGGACAGCGCGGGTCCGATCCGCCAGCCGACGTTGATCAGGTTGGGGGGCTTGCGGGTGGTGTCCCCCCAGGCCCTTTTGATCCGGCTGACGGGGACCGACTCGGCGTCGAGGACCGTCGAGCACAGGTACATCACGGTCCCGAGCATCGCCGCCAGCTGGGAGCGCATGAAGGCCTGCTGGGCGATGGTGTCGCCGTCACGCCAGTCGTTGACCCGTTTGTCGTCCCACCCGTAGTTGGCGACCTTCTGGTCGATGATCTCCTTGAGCGTGATCGGACCGGACAGCGGGAAGGTGACCCGGTTGTACTCCAGGATCGGATCTCGCTGCCCGGTGACCAGGTTGACGATGATCACCGAGAACGCCTGGGAGTCGGGGTCGTGGGTGCTGGTGATCGTGACCGCCTCGTCGAAGACTTCGTCGAGGGTCGCGCCGGGGCGGACGTCGAATCGGTCGGAGCGGTCGATCCGACCGTGGGTGAAGAACCCCAGGCAGCGCATCTGCTCGTGGTCCTTCCAGGAGGGGATCTCGATCCCTCCGGGGAAGACGACCAGAGGCTCCCGGTAGGGCAGGGTCCGGAAGACCTCCGGCTCGATCTTGGCCGAGGTGGCCATCCGGACCTCGGCGGTCAGCTCGGGGTGCATCGCCAGGACCTGACGTCCCTGGGAGCGCCAGAGCTTCTCGACCCGGTTGCACTGGGCGACCCCGATCGCGTTGGAGTCGATCTTGTCGACCCCGTACTCCTGGGCGAGCTGGAGGGTCCGGCGCTGGTTGGCCAGCCCGATCAGAATCCGCTTGGCGGTGTCGATGCCGTCCCCGGTCAGGGGCAGCGCGGGGGTGTGGGTGGGGGTGGACATGAGAGCCATTGTACTACAGTTCGTCTACAGCATCTGACGGGTCGGGGTGGAGCGCCGAGAGGGCGACCCCGGCCAGCTCCCCGATCGCCTGGTCGACGCTGATCCCCCGATCGCAGGCGTACTCCAGGACCGCCCGGCGAAGGCCGCTCACAGCGAACCGGCCAGGCTCGCCGCGACCAGGAACCCCGCCGAGGTCAGTCGGGCCTCCTCGGAGGGGGTGGAGATCAGCTGGCGGGCCGCGAGGCTGGCCAGCACCGCGCGGTCGTCGAACCGGATCTTCCAGCTCGGGGGCCAGCCTCCGTCGCCGTGGTAGCGCATGTTCAGCAGCATCCTCTGCTGCTTGCTGCCCAGACCGTTCATTTGCGCCCCCTGGAGTGGCGCTGGGCGATCTTCTGGGCATCCCCGAGGGTGGAGGCACGTCCCAGCTCGGTCGAGCCTTCCGGGGTCGACACCGTCGCGGTCCAGCTGGACAGCCGGTGCCGGTACTCGATCAGGTAGCGGCGCTCCCCGACCACGGCGGTGTAGCGACCGATCGAGCGCCGCGAGGACGGCGCGAAGGACAGCGCGCTCACGGGTGGACCCCCTCGTCGGTCAGGGTCGCCCCGCAGACCGCGCAGAACTCGGGTTCCGGGGATCGCGACGGGTACCCCCAGGCGGCGTCCCGGAGCCGGTCATCGGAGACCGGCAGGGTTCCCCACGGGATCACCGGATCGGTCGGGCTTCCCATCAGCGGGGCCGGTCCGCTCACGCGGTCACCCCCTGGGGGGCGTAGAACTCGGCGATCGAGGACTCGGCGGCGGTCACCGAGTCGGCGATCGAGTCGGTGGTCCCGGAGGCGTAGAAGCCGCCCGCGTAGGCGTCGAGGTAGACCTCCCAGTCGACCCTGCCCTGGCGGTCGGGCTGCTGGACCTCGCCGACCAGAGCGCCGACCTGGATGCGCTTGGCCGGGAAGGCCGCGCTCTCGTAGCTCTGCCAGTCGGCGTTGATGGTGATCTGCATGAATCTCTCCCTTCTGTGGGTGAATCGGACTGCCGTCATACTACAGGGTGAACGGTCGCTCAGCGGTCGGCCAGGGCCGCAGCCTTGGCCTGGGCCAGGCTGCTGTGGCTGGAGACGAACTCCCAGTCGCCGCCCTCGCCGTAGGCCAGCCGGTGGACGGCCCAGACCGTGCCCAGGGCCGGGGAGACCCGGTGGGTGTGGCCGGGCACGCTGTCGGTGAAGTAGCGGCCCGCGCGGCGGACCCAGGTCTGGTGTGCGGTGGTGCTCATTTGAGGCCTCTCAGTGGCTCGTGGGCGGACGATCGGGGTGGGGGTGGGGTGGTTACTAGCCGAACGAGATCTCGGCGTTGTGGGCGATCGCCCAGTCGGCCAGCTCCCGGAGCTGGGAGAGCCGCTCCTGGGTGTAGCCCTCCCGGCGTCCGCACTCGATCCAGCGGACCTGGCCCGGCTCTCGGGGCAGCTCGTGGGTCGGGACACCGGGGTCGGTCGGGGAGACCGCCAGCGCGACCAGGACCCGTCCCAGGAAGTCGGCGGCGGGGAGGCTCCCGCACCATCCCTCCTCCTCCAGGTCGATGCCCAGTGCGGCGCAGACCACGACGGCGTTCGCGCTGCTCATGTTGACCTCCAGCTCCTCGGGGGAGACGGCGGTCAGCAGGTCGGCGTTGAACTGCGCGCAGAACTGGCGGGTGGCGGCTTCGAAGGTGACGCTCATCGGGTCGCCGCCGTCCGGACCAGGTGGTCGACGGCGTCCTTGCGGGTGGGGAAGGCGGAGAGCGGGACACGATCGCTGTCCTGGGCGACCCAGCGACCGCTGACGCCCCGAAAGACCCAGCCCAGGCTGGAGCTGAAGCCGAACGCCACGTCGGGGCTGAACGGGGTGAACAGCAGGACCTCGGCCTGTCCGGTGGCCACGTTCGCGAGCTTGACGTGGGGCAGATAACGGGTCATGGGGGAATCCTCTCGGTGGGTGGTGGGTGGGGTTCTAAACGAAGGCCATGAGGGTCTCCTCGTGCTCGGTGGTGGTGGAGACCCCAGGATAGCACAGATCAGGCTGTAGAAAGCCGAAAGCCCCCAGGGTGTTTCACCTGGGGGCTTCGGGCCGGTTGAGCTGGGGTTACTCCGGGATGGCGCAGCCGGTCTTCTTGACCACCGACTGGACGATGCCCAGCTCCTGGCGCAGACCGACGCCGAGCTTGGGGGCGACCGCGACGGCCAGGTCGAAGGCGTCGACCGCGACGCCCAGCCGGGTGGAGTTCTCGGCCTGCGCGATGATCAGGTCGGCGGCGTCGTCGAGGGTGAATCCGGTCCGGGACTGCTGGGACTGGGCGATGCGGGTGATGGTGATCTCGATGAGCATGGTGGTGGCCTTTCGCCTCGGTGGTGGTGTGCCCCCAGGATAGCGCGGATCATCCTATAGCGCCAGCGGCCCCCTGGGGCGGTCCGCGCCAGGGGGTCGGGGCGATCTCCCAGGGTCAGAGGACGAACGGCACCAGCGGCCTCTGGAGCGGGCGGTGGACCTCGTCGGGGGTCAGGTAGTAGCGCGACTTCATCGTCGAGTCCTCGTGCTCACCGGCGGGCTTGAACGCCAGCGCCTCCTGGCCGTGCTGCTCGACCCGGCCCAGGAAGACCCACCTCTCGCGGGGCTGTGCGTTGTGGGCGGAGGCGGACCTCTTGCACCCGGCGATGGTCATGTGGGAGTAGTAGGTCCGGGGACGACGCCAGGTCGCGGTGCTGTCCTTGTCCCAGCGGTACTCCAGTGCGTAGGGCCAGCCCGGCGCTGCGCGGTAGATCCGGTAGCTGTAGCCGTTGTAGGAGCGGACGCTCTCGTAGTGGCCGGGCTTGATCCGCTTCCACTTGATCTCGGTCATCTGAGTGCCTTTCGGTCGTGGGTGGTGGGTTGGGGGGGGGGTGGGGGTGGAAAGGCCCCCAGCGTCGATTCTGGGGGCCTTTCCGGCGGTTCTAGGCGGGCAGCGCGTAGTTCGGCTGGGAGTCGGTCAGCCGGACCACGATCGCCTGGTACTGCTCGGCGTTCTCGCCGTCGGCCCAGAACGCGGCCTGGTTGCGGGCGTGGACGTCGCTGTTGGCCCCGGTGTAGATCTCGCCGACCGTCCGGCTGGAGCCGTCGTGCAGGTTGACCAGGACCACGGCGTGGCGCTGGTTGACCTTCTCAGCGGCCTGGCGTGCCTGCTCGGCCTCGAACGCGGCCTGGGTGGCTGCCTTCTCGGCGGCGACCCTCTCGGCCTCCTGGCGGGTCAGGATCTCGCGGTACTCGGAGAGCCGGGACTTGGCCTCGTCGGTGAGGAAGAACTGGGAGCGGTGGCCCTCGCTCTTGTCGACGAGCAGGCCCTTGGCGACCAGCGCGCGGGCCAGGCGCAGCGACTCGCTGCGGGTGCTGTAGGTCCAGGAGAAGCCGCTGCCGTAGCCACCGTGCTCGACGGCGGCTGCGTAGAAGGACTTGAGCTTGGTGGCGTTGGCGGGAAGCCCGGACTGGCTGACGACGATGTGTGCGGCCTGCCAGCGGATCTTGGATTCGGACATCGGGTTCTCCTTCGGAGTGGGTGGTGGTGTCCCCCAAGGATAGCGACGCTCATGCTGTAGCGCAACCAAAAGCCCCCAGGGTGTTATCCCTGGGGGCTTTGAGCCGGTTGAGCTGGGGTTACTCAGGCGGACTCGTTGCGGCGGTAGGGGTAGTGCTCGGAGCGGTAGAACAGCCGCAGCTCCTGCAGGTAGTCGCCGACCAGACGGTTGAGCACGCGAGCCGCAGCCAGGGACTCGGCGGTGCCCTGGGCCTCCAGCAGCGCCATGCTGCGCTCCAGGGTGACGATGTGCTTGTTGGTGGCTTTCTGGCCGGACAGGCTGGTGATGGTCTTGACCTTGGCGTAGGCCGGGATCTTGGTGGTCATGGCGGGTGCTCGCTTTCGGTGGTGGGGTGGTGTCCCCCAAGGCTACGGAAGATCAAACTGTAGCGCAACCAAAAGCCCCCAGGGTGTTATCCCTGGGGGCTGAAGGCTATCTGGGCTGGGGTTACTGGTTGTCGCGCAGGTCGTCGTAGAGCGCGTAGTAAACCGCTTCGGTGACCGCCCTGATCGCGGTGGCGCGGGACCGGACCTGCTCGCGGCTCTCCCGCTTGCCGTTGTCGGTCAGGTGGCTGGCCTCGTTGGCCAGCCAGCGGAGCTGAGCGGCCAGCGCCAGACGGGGGTCCTGGCCGTCGCGGACCGTCGCGGCCAGCTGGGACTCGATGTAGGACAGCTGGCTGGCGTAGGCCAGCTGCCCCGCCAGGTCGTCGGCCAGGGTCGGGAGCCAGCCGGACTGGGTGTCGGGGGAGGCGATCTGGGCGCGGAGGCTGGCGATCTCGCCCTGGGCGAGGGCCTTCTGGGTGTTGATCTCCCCGGCGACGGCGTGGTGCAGGGTGCGGGTGGTGGTGCTCATGTCGGGTGCTCGTTTCTCTCGTGGGTGGGTGGGTTGTCTGGGTGGGGTGCTCAGGAGGTGGCTCGCCAGTGGAGCCGGGACAGCTCCGCGACGATCTTGCGGGGGTGCTGGTCGACGGGGATGACCACCAGCTTCTGGCCGGGGGCGTGGGCGTGCCAGGCGCTGCCGTCGTCGGTCGGCCACAGCTCGACCACGACCGGGCCGTTGATCTTCTGGCGGGTCCGCAGGTACGGCAGCTTGTGATCGGAGTCGGGGACCACCTCGACGGCGATGTTGCCGAGGACGAGGTTGGCGGCGAGGGTGAACGCATCGAACCAGAGGTTCTGGATGGCGAGGTTCTGGATGGCGGTCTGGGTGCTCATGGTGGGTGCTCGCTTTCGGTGGTGGTGGGTGGGTGGTGGGGTGATTAGGCGGATTCGAGGTACAGGTTGGCGTTGATCCGGCTGAGGTCGAAGAGCAGCTCGCGAACGACATCGCTGTTCCGGTCCTCGTCCTGGGCGTTGATGATGTTGATGATCTCGACCGAGACCAGGGCGTGCTTGACGACGTCGTTCTGGAACCGGAAGACGTCGGCCCCGATGGCCCCGACGGCGTTGTTGTGGGCCAGGTTGTAGAGCCGGTCGGCCTTGCTGGTTGAGTGTGTGCTCATGGGATTCTCCCCTGGGTTGGTGGTGGTGTAGCTCCCAAGGTAGGTGCAACAGGATGATGTGTCAAACACTGCAGTTCAGCAGTGGTGCGTTTGGTGTTCTCCACAGTTGTTCCACAGTCTGTGGATGAAGGATGTGGACTGGTGGGGGAGGGTTTCTTCGGCCCTCAGGGGGTGTCAGCCTGGTGATCGGGGTTACCTGCACAACGGCACCCCCCGTGAGGTGGCACCGCAGGTGACGCCACGGTCGGCCAGAGCGCGAGCCTGGAGGTCGTCGAGGGCAGAGCCAGCATCAGACCCCCGAGGTGGTCTGCGTAGTGGTTGACGATCTCGTTCATGGTCCCGAGCATCGTGTTCATGGTCCTCACGACCCCGATCAGGGCCGCGACCGTGTCCTCCATCTCCAGGACCCTCAGCTCCAGCTTCGCGCTCTGGGTCTCGTAGTTGAACGTGGGCATCGGGTCAGCCTCTCAGGTAGGGCGGAAGCCCGCTGCTGTCGGGCCAGCAGCTGTAGCCGTTGGGGGTGCACTGCATGCGGCTGCCGTCCCCCTGGGTGATGTAGGTCGGGGGGAGCGGGAACGACGGTTCCGGGTTCGGCTCGGCTGGTGCCAGGACGAAGGCGCTGGCCGCGATCAGGATTGCGGCGATCATGGTCGTGGTGACTCCTCGGCGTCGATGTCGTAGATGTTGGGGTTGGTTTTGCGCTGGATGTTCTCGACCGTGGCCTGCATCCGCTCGCCGAGCCTGCGGACCTTTCGGCTCAGCCAGATCAGGGTGGAGAACCAGCCCGCCAGCATGCCGAACAGGAAGATCGCCAGGTTGGTCAGGAACTGGCTCACGCCCTGCGCTCCCAGGGCACCGTCTGGCGGTCCCATTCCAGCCACTTGTCGGCCTCCTGGCGCTGCCAGGCCCTCAGCTCGTCGTACTCACGCTCGGCGTCCAGACGCGACAGGGTGTGGTCGATGATGGCGTCCACCCGGCGCGACTCGGTGGCGTAGCGGTAGCCGATCCAGACCCCGACGCTCAGGCAGATCAGCAGACCCAGGATTCCGATCAGCGGTTCGACGGTCATGGCTTGCGCTCCCTGACGGTCGTCTCCAGGGACTGGGCGATCGAGACCAGGGACTCGGCGATCGACTCCAGCAGACGTGCCGTGGACGGCATGCTCGTGGACTGCACGTCGTGGTTCTCGTAGAACAGCTCCAGGGTGGCCTGGGCCTCCTCGACGTAGGAGGGGCGGCGGGAATTGCCGTGGGTGTCAGGCATGGTCAGGATTCCGTTTCGCTCAGGTACTCGTCGATGATCACGTCGATCTTGGTCTCCGGCATCTCCCTGAGCAGACCGGCGCTGGACTGCAGGTAGGTGATGAAGTGGTGCAGGTCCACGCTGTGCTTGACGCGGGCGTCGCGGGCGTTCGCGGCCTTGATGTACTCCGGCGGTGACAGGTAGCGGACCTGCTGCTCGTCGGCGGTGGTGTCGGTGTCGGTGTCAGGCATTGCTGTCCTCCAGAACAGGCTCGGGGGCGGCTGGGGTGGGGTTCTCATTGAGGTGATCGCGGCGGTACACGAGGCGGTCGGGGTTCCACCGCCACGTCTGGGAGATGCCGTCGAAGTCGTGGCTGGCGATCAGCGCGGCGGCGACCCCGACCGGCTCGGCGTGCAGAGGCTCGGCTGCCCAGGCGGGCCAGGCCCGCAGGACGGTCACCAGGCCGTCAACCGTGACCCCCAGATCCAGCGCGTAGCCGGGTGGGGCGTGGACCTCCCTGGCGATCACCTGGGCGGTGTCCACGGCCCCCTGGGTGAGCTTCTGGCCCTCGGCGTTGAACATCATTTCCAGGAACAGCGCCGACTCCCAGCCGACCATCCCCAGCCGGTAGGGGGCGGCGGCGGTGACCTCCCCGCTGGCGATCCAGCAGCGCACCTCGGCGACGCAGGCCAGCATCTGGTCGAGCTGCAGCAGGGTGGAATCGGGCAGCCGGTCGAAGCCGGGAGGCAGCAGACCGGCGGCGAGATCCTCGGCCTGAACCACCTGGGGAGGCATCAGCTCGGTGATCTCGCCGGGCACCGAGAGGACCACCTGGGGGTGGTCCTGCGCGGACTGCGGGTGCTTGGCGTAGTAGCGGGCGATGTCGGCCTTGCGCAGGGTCCCGACCTGGCGGTGCAAAAACCGCTGCGGGAGACCGGCCAGCCAGCCCGCAGGAGGTGCGGTCAGCTGGGGCAGCTCGATCCCGGCATTGAGGACCTGCACCGCCCAGTCCTGGGCCATCCACCACAGGGTCTGGGAGGCGGTGTCGGACTGGACGCTGATACCCAGATCGGCTTTCCCGCCGAACGGCTCGAAAAGCTTCACCATCCCGGTCTTGTGGGAGACCACCCGGAAATCCCGAAGCGGGGACCCGGCGGTGTCGGGGAGGTCGGCGACCTCCACGTCGAGGATCTCGTCGTCCATTTAGCGGGTCCTGTTCGGGGTCGGCGCTACCACGGCGGACAACGAGGGGTCGAAGGTGTCCTCGGGGTGGACCCCGAGCATCCTCATCAGGAGGGTGGCGTCGGCGACCTGAGCCTTCTTCGAGCGGCCCTTGGCGCTCCCGGCGATGATCCGCTGGGCCTTGGCCTTCAGCTCCTCGCCGAACGGGGCGACCTCACCGATCTGGCTGGCGCTGGTCTCGAAATCACGGGCGGAGTGGAACTGGCGCTCCCGTTTCGCGGCCCTGACGTCGTCGCTGACCGTCACAGGCCGGACCTCAGCAGGTACAGCTGGCCGAGCGCCGCGACGATCGCGGAGGAAGCGAGAGCTGTCAGCAAAACAACTCTCCAACTGGGGGTTTCCATGCCATTCTCGCTTTCTGCGCGGGTAAATGCCAACCGTGTCACTATAACACGGCTACACCAGGAGTTGAGGTTGATACGTCATCCCCGGTTCCCGCGTGTCCGGTCCCCGGTGTAGGTGGTCCGGGAGCCGAAGGCGTTGCGCCGGGCGCGGGCCAGCTTGTTGTTGTGCAGGACCTGCTTGTTGCGGTCGGCGCGCAGCCCGCGTCGCTCGGATTTCTCGGCCTCCTCGGCGAGGTACTTCTGCAGGGGGTCGGTGTACTGGTTCTTGTCGTTCTCGTGGTAGAGCAGACGCTCCTGCTCGCGCCCCGAGCGCAGGCCGTCGATCTTGGTGGAGCCGATGCTGGTCCGGTTGATCGCCTGCCACCAGCGGTCCAGGGACTCGTGCAGCAGCTCGGTGGTCACCACCATCACGGCGTCGGCCAGGTCCTTGGTCTGGATCGGCCCCACCTCCTGGCGATCGACTTTTCCGTTTTTCTCCTGAAGGAATTTCAATTCCAATTCCAGCAGCGACTGGCTGTCCTCGGCGTAAGTGTCGCGATAGGAATGCACCCACCCCAGATTCAGCGCCGATTTAAATTTCTCAAAACGATCCTGATTTTCTTTGACGGTAAATGTTTTCTCAATGATTCTGATGCTGGGAAATGCGCGTTTCTGATGAGCGATGAATCCGGCGGAGTTGAATTGGTCGTAGCTCATCTTGACCATGCTGGGGTAGCGCATCAGGTAGTCGTCCAGCTCCTCACCCACCTGCACGTAGTCAATGGTGTGGTTGGGAAAATTCTCCGGCTTCCACACCTTCAGGACGTCGATCACGACGTGCGGCCAGGAAATGCCGTGCTCGTCGGGAGGTGCCTCCTCCAGGTGTCCGATGCAGAACCCGAAATTGGCGTTGGTGCGGGACGGGTCGGCGTGCGCGCGGTAGGCGATCGACAATTTACCCTGATATTGCTCGACCAGCGGGTCACGCCAATTCGGTGGGGCGAACATGGAGTCCACCATCACCTCATTCAAATAAGCGTTCTGGACGGTGGCGAACTGGGCACCGCGCTCCACCGCAAATTTATCGGGGTTGCGCTGCTGACGTCGGAATTGCACCCTCTCGTCGGGGGAGCCGTCGGGCTTCGGCTCGAACTGCACCGGGTTGTTCCAGCGCGGGAAGGTCCGGGTGCGGTTGGGCCGGACCAGGATCTCCCGGCTGCGTTCCCAGTCCCGGTACGGCTCCCAGGACGGCAGCTGGATGATCAGGAAAGTCGGCTCGGCGAACGCTTCGGTGATGTCGTCCGGCTCGACGTCGATGTCCTGGGCGGCGGCCTCCTCCAGGAAGCTGGAGGTCTTGAGTTTGCCCTCGCGGGAGTTGTACTCATCCATCGTGACCCTGCCCTGCTGGTACAAATCGTAAAATTTGCCGATCTTCGAGTAGGGGCTGGAAGCGATGTATGTCATTGCGCTGGAACCGAACTGGTCCAGGGAGGGCTGGAATGCGTCGTAGATCTCTTCGCCTGTCTTCATCGAGCCGGTGCCCGAAATCATGTGCGCCATCTCGTCGTAGGCGTTCATGAAGCCGGTGCCACCACGGCCACTGGAGGACACCGATGAGGATGCCTTGCAGTAGATGGTGGCGATCTCCCGGTCGGTGGAGATCCCGGAGAGCCGGTTCTCCTCGATCATCTGCTCGTCTCCAGCAGTGCGGATGTAGAACTCGGTGTACTTGTCCCCGACGATGTGCTCGCGAAGGTACTCGCAGTTGAGAACCGTGTTGCGGATGTCGCGAAACTGTCGTGTCACCGCCTGGGTGAGACTTGTTGCGACAACCATGATTTCGGCAACCTGACCGGGAACCTGATTGAAGTGCTGCTGCCAGGAACCGAGGCTGTAGAGGTAGGCGATCCGCTCGCACCCCAGGATGCCACCCAGGATGCCTTTGGAGGCGCGTCGTCCCATCACCATCTGAACATGCGGAAAGTGGGTGAAGCCATGCGTTTTCAGATACTCGATGCGATCCCAGATGTCGGGCTGCACGCCGAAAGGCTTGTGGTGGTTCTTGAATCCCTCGGCCCACTGACCGATCACGTCGCGATCGTAGTCGGTCATCGTCTCGGTCTCCAGATAGATAAGCTTGAGCAGCGTCATCTGCCGTGGGTATAACCTCTTGCCGCAGAACGATTTATGGGTGGCGAAGTCGACAATGGACCCCCAGGGTGGTCCGGTGGCGACCCCGGACTTGAACTGTCCGATCGGGTCGAAGTTGTTGACCAGGACGGGTTTGGTCACCGGCTGTCGCCGTTCAGGTAAGCTCGCAGACCAGGGCCGTGCGGCGTTTCATATTCATCACCCAGGTGGGGGTCGTTGGTGATGTGCACGGGCACCTTGCCCCATCCCAGCGCCTGTGCCGCCAGCGCCCGGTGGTGGCCGTCTTCGATCACGGCGTGTTCCGGCCCTGCTCCAATGTAAATTGGCTCCAGCATGCCGTGCTCGCTGAGATGACCCATCAGCTTGTCCATGTTGTCAAGGTTCCGCCATTCGTTGTCGTGGCGGGCGTAGCTCACGACTTCGTCGGGGTGAAGGTGAGCATGAACAGCAGCCGAAACGTCCGGCTCGTCCCAATCTAGGTGAGGGTTGAAAACACCACCTGCGGTGTGCAGCGGCCACGGCCCGTCGTAGGCAGCAGTATGGTAGTCCAGGCCATCCCAGGGCTGCCTTTTTCGAGTCGGTGCCGGGGTAGTTGCAGCCCACGCCCTACCGGCATCAGTCTGGAACTCAGGCAGGTCATGCGGAGGTCGACCGGCGGCCTCCCACATTGCCGTACCGACCCCCTTTCGGCGATGCTGTGGCTCAACCTCAATATTGCCGACGAACGGCGCATCATCATCGGTGCGGGAGATTTCTATCCAACCGGCAGGTTCTCCGTTGATGTGCGCCCGCACCACATCACCCTCATTGGTGATGGTGAGTCCAGGGACATCTCGGGCAGCCTGACGCCAGGGCGACAGCATCGCGTGCTGTTCCCTGGCCGTAACAATCCGCCGTGTCATCACGACCTCAGATACGCAATCGCTTCTGCGACACTATAATTCAAGTGAGGGCCGGTGCGCTTACCGAAGAAGATCAGCGCGTCGAGCATCGCTTTGAACATGCCGGTGACCTCGGCCAGCTGGGTGCCGTCGGTGACCACACCGGTCAGCTCCAGAACCTGCCGGAGCAGGCTGTCCGGACCCTGACGCAGATCGCCGGATCTGATCAATTGCCATATCGCGGTACGATTTTCGCCAGACTCGTCGGGAGGAACATCGGTGTACAGGTCACCCTTGTGGGCATACTCCCGCCACCAGTCCGGGGTGTCGACCATCAGGTCGGCGGTCACCCCACCGTGGGTCTTCGGCGACGGCGGACCACCGGCGTCGGGCCAGACCCTGCCCCGCTCGCGCATCGGGTTGCCCCAGGTGACTGCTTTGCGGATGTGCGGCTTGGCCCAGTGCAGCCTTCCGCTCTCCGGCTTGATGTCGGCCTCCCAGGTCTCGGCGACCACGATCGCGCCCTGGCTGTACCCGGCCAGAGCCGCGCCCTGGCTGACGATCTGGGCACGGTGGGTGGTGAACTGGACGTACAGCTCGTCGCGACCGGCGCTGATCGACGGCCCCATCGGCACCGGCCTGGCCGGGTAGCCGATCGGCTGCCAGCGGTATTTGTCCTCCACCGCGCGGGCGGTGTCGGCGTCCGGCCCGACCCACCAGGGGACCCCGGTCCCGCACACCGTGAACAGCACCGGGCGCAGGTCGGGGCGGGCGGGCCAGGGCACGTATCCCATCGCGATCTTGGTCTGGAAGTTCAGGACTCCGGGGATGTACTTGCCTGTCGGCAGCTTGCCGAAGCCGCTGTTGTAGCGGGCCTGCATCTCGGCGACCGCGACGACCATCGGCTCGTCGTAGTCCGGGGTGTCGGCCAGCGCCTTGGCGTAGGAGAACTTGCGCCGCATGAACGCCTTGAGGGTGCGGATTTCCTCGTCTCGGTCGCCCAGCCCCCAGCCGACCCACTGACCGGCAATCTTCACGGGACGTAGTCAGCAGCCGCAGGGTCGCCGCTGGTGGCGCTGAGAGACGCTGAGGGGGCCGTAACGGGCACCGTGGCGGGGGTGGTGCTGCCACCGACGGCGCGCTCGCGGTCCACCGACTGCAAAAGGCTGATCAGTGCGGCCACCCCGGAGGCGTAGAGCAGGCCCAGCCAGGAGGCGTTCAGGTTGGTCGAGACGGTCTCCACCGTGAGCAGCCCGGCCAGGGACTGGCAGAACGTCCGGAATGCCCTCCAGCTGCTGTCGAGCCAGAATTGCCTATTCGTCCACATCGTTTACAGCTCCTTCGGGGTGATCTTGGAAACCTTGCGCCAGAGGTCTTCGAGCAGCTCGCGGTCGGTGACATCGCGCGGCCATTCCTTGGCCTTGTCAGGGACGGGCGGCGGCGGTGGTGGTGGTGGTGCAGGGACGGGCTTGAACGCTCCCCGCTGAGCCTTGCCCACCTCGTTGCGAAACCAGTTCATGTCGAGGTTGCCGGGGTCCCATTTGCCCTGACGTCGACCGGCCCACTCCTTGTGGGCGATGACCCGGTCGGGTCCGTACCCGAGCCGGGACAGGATCGCGGCGACGGTGTCGCGCATCGCGACGATCTGCGGGTCGGGCCACCGCTCTCGGGTCTGGGTGGCCGGGGTGATCGAGGTGTCGCGGGGCCAGGCGCACTCGATGCCGATGGTGTGGAAGTTGGCGTTATCGGTGGGCAGCCCTGGGTACTCCCCGGCACCGGCGTGCCAGGACACCCCGGCGGCGACCACGGTGACGGTGCCGTCCTGGGCGATGTGCAGCTGGGACAGCGGTCCGGGAAGGTCGGGGCGTCCACGCCGGATGGACTCTGCGGTCTCCCTCGCGTTGCCGGTGTGGTGCACCATCACGCCCCAGATGGACCGGAAATCGCCGTGCCCGTACTGCTGCCAGTTCGGCAGCTCGCGGACCTTCAGCGTGGGCTGCTGGGCCTTGAGCACCTCGGCCAGCCAGATCGGGTCACCTGTCCATCCCACGGTCTTTACCTCCTTGGTCAGGGCCACCGCCGGGTCGTGTGCGCCGCCCAAAACCGGCATCGGGTCTTGCTTGTTGTTCGGTTGGTAGCCGTCGAGCATGAAGCTCAGGTGCAGGTGCGGGGCGGTGCCCCCGTTGGTCGCGCTGTTGGGGTTGATCACCGCGATGCGCTGCCCGGCCTCGACCCGGAGGCCGGGTCGGATGTGCGGCTCCCGGACGACGTGCCCGTACTCCCAGACCTGGCCGTCGTCGGACTGGACGACCACCCATCCCGCCGGGTCGGGTCCCCCGTAGCCCTGAGCGGCCCCGCAGTACAAGATCTCGCCGTCGTCGATGGAGAACACCGGACGCCCCGCAGAGCCTCCTGAGAAGCCGAAATCGGTGCCGTAATGGAAGCCCCCGGCGCGCGGCCCGTAGGGGCTGGTGACGATCCTGCCGCGCTCCAGCGGCCAGTACCGTGCTGCCATCACCACCACCTCCAGTGATTCAAGGCCGAATCCGGGCCGCTGGCAGGCCCGGAAACGAGAAAACCCCCGCCGGGATGGCGGGGGTCTCTCGGTCGGCTGAGGGTTACCGCACGACGTCCAAGTTCTTAGTCGGAATGAAGAACGCTTCGCCGGACTCGGGCTGGACGCGGGCGCGCTCACCCCACTCGTTCTCGCCGACCCAGGTGATCTTGCCGGTGATGCCTGTGGGCACCTTGCGCCCGCGTGCGACAACGACCTGCTGGCCGGGAACCATCTCGCCCGCCGCAATGGACCGCTGTACCGCCGACTGGAACTCCTCGACGCGCTCGGGGTTGCAGCTGTGCGAGCGGGTGTAGCAGGAGAAGTTGAAACGCTCATTGCCATACTCGGTGGTGTAACGCTGAACTCCGAACACCTTGCCGTCCTCGCGGCGGGCCACGTAGGTTCCGCACTTCTTGCAGTGGGTGATCTTGCCGGTATCGCTGTGGTTGATGCCGTTGCAGCGGATGGTTGTGCCGGTGATGGTGTCGGCCATGATGCTCCTTGGGGTCGGTAGTGGTGTGGCTCCAGGATAGCCTTTCATCCTGTAGCGCGCAACAAGAGACCCCCGCCCTGGTGGGCGGGGGTCTGTTGGGGCTGGAAAGGGGTGGGGTCAGGCGAATGCCCGCCCGGCCCGCTCGCTCTCGCGTTCCTCCTCCAGGGTCTCGCGCAGACCGTCGCAGACCGCCGCGCCGTAGCCGTCGGCGAGCTGGCTCAGCAACCCAACCTCGATCTCGTCCAGCTCCGCGTCGGTGGTCTCGGCGGTGATCTGGGCGTAGATGTCATCGAGGTCGCCGACCGACTCCAGGGTCCACACAGCGACGATCTCGTCGTCGGTGAACGGGTCCTCCAGGGCCGCGCGCAGATCGCTCAGCGCGTCCTGGAGCGAGTCGTCGGCCTGGCTGGGGCCGTCCTCGTAGGACCGCTGCGGTTGGGCCTCCACGGCCTCCTCAGCGTCCAGCACGGCCTGCGCCAGGGGAGCGATCCGGGCCAGCAGCGCGTTGGCACCGGCGGTGGTCGGGGTGACCGGGAGCGGGAACCGCAGCACCACTCCGCTGTTGACGGCGAAGGTGGTGCCGGGGCCGACGGTGCCGTCGTAGTCGACGAGCAGCTCGCCGTCGCGGGTGTCCAGCTCGACGTAGACCGGCTGGGGGTTGGACTGCCCCTGGTAATGCCGGTGGAGGTCGGTCGGGTCTGCGTCGGACTCGGTGATGTTGATTTCGGTCATGATGTCCCCTTCGGGTCGGTGGTGGTGTGGCTCCAGAATAGCGACGATCATGCTGTAGTGCAACCAAAAGCCCCCAAGGTGTTATCCCTGGAGGCTGAAGGCTATCTGAGCTGGGGTTTCAGGCGAGACCCTCGGTCAGCCAGTGGGACAGCCGGGTGGTCTTGAACCGGCTCGGTGCCAGCCTCACTCCGGCGACGGGGTCGATGCCCTCCAGCACGGTCAGGCGACCGGACGGCGAGAAGCGCGCCCAGATCACCGCGACGTTGTGCGGATGTGCGGGATCGGAGGACTGCCTGGTCCAGGCGTGGGTCCAGTGCCCGCCCGAATCCAACTCGATGAGGTGCCAGCCGGTCTTCGATGCCAGCAGGGTGGCCTGCGCGAGGTCGGCGGAGGTGGTGGTGGTGGTGGGCATGATGGCCTTTCGGTCGGGGTGGCGGTGTCCCTCAATCGTACACGAGCTACAGGATGAACGCACGAGGCCCCGCCCGGTGAGGGGCGGGGCCTGGTGGCCGGTGGACGGCTAGCGACCGCTACGGGCGTTCTTGGCCTGGAGCTTCTTGTTCATCTCGGCCTTGACCTCGGCGACGGTCTTGCCGTGCTTCGCGGCCAGCGCGCCGTAGGCGTAGTCGAGCCATTCCCCGTAGGTCGGGTAGGACTCGTCGATGCTGATGACCTCCCAGGTCTTGCGGTCCCGCTTGGTGGCCGAGGAGCTGCGCTGATCCAGGCCGAAGGCGTTGTAGCCGGTCCGGGACAGGACGTCGACGATCTCGGTGACCAGGGTCCGCTCGGTCTTGATCTCGCGCAGGTCGGCGTCGAGGACCAGGTCGGTGGTTCCGGGGACGAAGACCGCCTTGGCGTTCTTAGCGGCAAGCTTCGCGGCCTTCTCGGCGTCGCGGGCGTCCCTGATGGCCTGGGCCTCGGCCTTGGTCAGGACGTTGCCGTCGGCGTCGGTGAGGGTCTTGCCGCCGGTCTTCTCGACCGGGGCATCGGGGTAGCAGTGGGTGCAGAGCACGGTCCCGTAGACCTCGATGGCCTCGTCGACCGAGTCGCCGCTGGCCTGGTAGGCCCACAGCACGGTGGTCGAGGGGCGCAGGGTGTGGCAGTCGCGCCAGTTGGTGTGGATGTGCCCACCGGGGACCACGCTGTAGCGGTTCCAGCGGCCATGCTGCGCCCACAGCGCGGACTGCTTGCGCACAGCCAACTCGGCGCAGACCAGCGTGTCCTGGGCGTCCTCCAGCTTGTCGAGCGCGGCCTGGGCCTCGCGCTGGGTCCACGGCTTCTCCGGGTCTGCGGTCTCGGCGATGGCGGTGACCTCGGCGAGGGCCTGCTCGAAGGACTTGCCCCAGGCGCGGTCGCGGCCCCAGCCGGTCTCACGGTCGACCAGGCGGCGCAGCGAGTCCTTGGCCCAGCCCAGTTTGCCCTCGGCTTTGGCGGACTCGAAGTGCAGCTCGTTGAGGATGCGGTCGGCCTCCTTGGCCTGCTCGCGGGTGTAGATCTCGGTCGTGGTGGTCATGATGCCCCTTTCGGGTTGGTGGTGGTGTCCCTCCAGAATAGCCTTTCATCCTGTAGCGCGCAACAAGAGACCCCCGCCCTGGTAGGGCGGGGGTCCTGGGGAGGGTGACTAGGACCGCTTGGCGGCGTACTTGCGCCAGCAGCCGTTGCCGTCGGCGGCGATCACGCTGTGCTCGTCGAGGTAGCGCAGCACGGTGTAGACCAGGTTCGAGTCGACCTTGGCGCGGCGGGCGATCGTGGACGGGTTGTAGAGCTGTCCGGGGTGGGCTTTGAGCCAGGCCTCAACGGTCTCGCAGGACGACCAGAAGCCAGGGAATTGGTCGTAGTATTCGACGCTGCCGACCGCGACCTTCTCGGTGCGCCGGGTGACCGAGGACCGGAAGTGGCCGAGTCCGCCGGACCACGCGGCGTAGGTCCAGCCGCCGATGCGGACGTAGCCCTGCCGGGTGATCTCGGCGTCGGCCTCGTCGAGCAGCTCCCGGAGGTCGTCCTCGCGGTCGCTGCGGGGCAGGGGCACCGCGCCGCCGAAACGCAGAGCGCGATGTCCGGTGTGGAATTTGGTGTCGAAGGCGACGCCGGTCTGGGAGACGACGGCCTGGGTGTACACGCGGGTGTGGGTGTGGGTGGTCATGGCACCACCGTACAGCACTATAGGATGATGTGCATCAGCCCAGGACCACGGCGGTGTACTGGCCGGACAGCGGAGGGCTGGCGAACTCGATGAGCAGTCCGTTGCCGTCAGCGTTGGGCCGGATCACCGCGCCGGGAACCGGGATGCGGGTGGCGGTCTCGCGGACCACCGCCAGGACATGGATGGTGCCCAGGTTGTGGGTGACCGTGCCCAAGTTTCCGGTGGTGGGCACCACCAGACCCGACCATTTCCGAACCGCTTCGTCGGGGTCCAGCCGGAACGTGTAGATGGTGTCCCCGCTGGTGTTGGTGGAGGTGATCTTCTCGATACCCCCGCTGGCGACGATCGCCAGCGCCGAGGCGGCGTCGTCGGAGGAGATCACCGGGTTCCCGGCGGCGTCGATGACCTGGCCGAGGCTGTTCAGCGCCGCGACCCCTCCGGGCACACCCCGGTCGTCCCACTGGAGATAGGTTTCACCGCCCAGGATGCTGCCCAGATCGGACAGATCGGCGAAGTTGACGTTGGCGTTGGGCATGACGAAATCGTGGGTGTACTGGCGTCCCAGGAACCGTTCCCGCCAGGCGATCCGGTAGATCACCCGCTGGTCGAGTTCGGGGCTGTCGGTGGGAACCAGCTCGAAGCTGACCGGGGTGGTCTCGTTGGCCAGGACCACCACCCGGTTCTGGGTGCCGCCGACCAGGGACAGATCCTGCTCGGGTGCCCTCGGCTCGGAGAGCGGGGTCACCGCGACCTCCATCGTGTTGGGCACCCCGGCGGTGATGGACCGCTGGAAATTAACGGTGAGAGTGCGTTTCTGGATCGGCATGGGCGGCGGCGGTCCTCACAGCTTGAAGGGAAACGGAAGCCGGGAGGTCAGCCGGGAAATGACCTTTTCGGCGATCTGCTCGTAGGCATCCGGCAGCGCCTCGATGGCGTGGTCGATGGAGTCCTCGATGATGCCGGGCAGTGCTTCCATGATCTCCTCGGCGACCTTCGCGGCGATCGCCCCCACCAGCTTCTGTAGCAGCTTGTCCAACATCGGCGCACCTTCCCTCACCGATTCAGGGCGCTGCCGGGCCGCTAGGCAGGTTCGGGGATCGCCGCCCGGCTGTCCTGCCAGGACGGTCGGGTGCCGAACGCCCAGGCCTGCCTCAGCTCGCTGGCCGGGCGCTGGCCGGTCTCGGTCGGGTGCTGGCTGACGTGCCTGCCGATCACGGTCGGCATCTTGGTGTCGTGGTTGACGATCGAGGGGTGGCTGTAGAGCACCGGCATCCCGGCGGTGCGGGCGAAGTCTCCGATCGCCTCGTCGATCGGCAGCCTGCCGACCTGGTAGCGCCGGTCGGCCCGGATGTGGGCCAGCATCACCGGGATCAGCGGGGTGCGGATCGCCACCGCGACGTGGTGGAGCAGTTCGGAGGCGCTGAGGAAATGCTCGTCTCGGCTGATGACCTGGGCGATCGAGGGCTGCCAGTGCGGGGGACGCCAGCGGCCCAGGTACAGGCTCAGCAGACCGGCCTCGGCGGGAGCTGCGGTGAGCACCTGGGTGAGCTGGTCGCGGAAACGGCGGACCGGGACCGCGTCGTCCTCCAGGAGCACGCTCCAGGGGCTTCCGGTCTCGGCCAGCCACTCGTAGCACCGCTCGTGGTTGCGTCCGGCCCCGACCCTGCCGTCGTAGTCGACCGCGACCACATCGGCGTCGAGGTGCTCGGCCAGTTTCCCGGCCCGCAGCCAGCGGCTGTGGTGGGCGACGATCCCGATGCTGAACAGGCCGCTCACTTGTGCGCCCACCAGGAGGTGGGGTGGTTGGAGGCGAAACTTTTGAACAACGTGGTGACCTGGATGCCGGTGACAACCTCGCGGTGTCGGCGGGCGGCGATGTTGAACAGGGTCATCTCCTCAAGCGGATCGAATTTGTCGCTGGCAGCCCATAGCTCAATGATGTTCTGGCACAGGCGAATTATAGTCTGCCTGTCGCCTCCGACAACTCCGGCGTTGAGCAGCATCTCCTGGCCGTGCTCGGTGACCCAGTCGCCGTAATTGACCGCGTGCTCGCGCATCCAGCGGCAGCCCACCGTCTCGGCTTCCCATCCGCAGTACAGGGTGCCGGGGCGCATCTCCGGGAACGGGTTGTTGAGCATCCTCACGTCGGTGCCGTCCACGCACCAGACGTAGCGCACCTCGGGGTGGGCCTGCAGGTACTGCCGGTAGCCGATCCACCGCTGTAGGTAGGGGTTGGTGCCGACCCGGACCGTCACCCCGCCGGGCAGCCGGGTCAGGTCGGTGAGCACCACCGGCGACAGATCGTGGACCGCCAGGCTGGTGGTCAGGTCGGCCAGAGCCGAGCCGTCGGCGGGCAGCCTGGACCCGCCGCGCTGCGGGTCACCGCCGGTGAAGTAGGCGGTCAGCACCGAGTCACGGTGTCCGGTGTAGGGGACGAACGAGTCGTCCTCGGCCAGCGCGATCCGCAGCTTCTCGTTGCGGGCCAGCAGAGCCTTGCGGCTCTCAACGGGCAGGGTCCGGGGCACCGCCCCGTAGCGGTCGCAGGCCCAGATCGTGTTCCGGTCCGGAACGTTCTGGTGGACGAAGGTGCTCAGCCCGGCGTTGTGGATGCGCTGGGAGTATTCGATGTGCTCGTTCATGCCCAGCCCGAACTCGGGGCGCATCCCGCCGACCCGGTGGACCACCCCGGCGGTGACGTAGAGCAGGCATCCCATGCTCCACCCGTAGGCCACCAGGTCGGGGTCGGCGTAGACCACGTCCATGCCGGGGACCGGCTCGCCGCCGTGGCTGTGAGTCCAGCTGAACTGCAGGTGCGGCTCGGGGGAGGCGACGTAGTGCTGCCACCAGTCCGGGTGTGTCGGGTAGACGTCGTTGTCGGCCAGGAACAGGTGCTCGACGCCCAGTTCCATCAGCGCGGCCAGGCACCTGTTCTTGGCCTGCGGGATGCCGCGCGCGGTGTCGTGCCGGATCAGAGTCACCCCGGCGGGCACGATTGCTGGCGGCTCAGAGCCGTCGTCGACGACGATCAGCGGGATGTGGGGGGAATGCCTGCGCCAGGCCTGAAGCGCCGCAGCGAGGACGTCAGGGCGGTTGTGGGTGGTGATCGCCACCCCCACCGAGGGCCGCTTCACCCGCCGAGGGGGTCGAGGTCGTCGGCCTGGTTGAGCAAGCTGGCGGCGACCTGGCGGGCACCGGCGGGGGAGGTCTGGAAGATCAGGGTCATGTCGAACTCGGGGTTGGCCAGGACGACGACGACGCTGCCGTCCTTCTTGCCGATCGAGATCCGGTCGGTGAGATAGCCGGTAACCCGCTTCTTGTCGAACCGCTCCGGGGGTGGGAGGGTCATGGGCGTGACCTCTTTACGAGAAGTTGTCCTCCAGCATCCCCACGGTGTTGGGGATGCTGCGCCAGCCGTCGAGGGCGAGCTGGCAGTGAGGGGCGAAGCCGGTGTCGACGACCACCTGGTCGTAGACCGGCGTCTCGCTGCACGCAGCAGGGGCTGGGGTGATGCTCTTGGCCCTCTTCTTCTTAGCCATCCGGTCCGCCTCCTAGTCATTCCTGTGCGCTGGGCAGTACCAACCCAGGACCCCGTTACGGATTCTTAGCTCGACGGCGGGCACCCGGCAGTCCGGAACCCGGCAATTGGGTTTACGGGTCCTCTTGTCGGAGTAGCGGCTCATGTTGCGCCGACCATAGCACGACAACAGCCCCGGCCTGGGGAGGCCGGGGCTGCGGGTGTCGCCGGTCTAGTCGTCGTCGCCGACCTTGGCGGTGATGACCGCCTTGACCCGGATCAGGACCGTCTGGTCCTGGCCGTTGTAGGCCTCGTGGGCCTTGACCGCGCCGGTCAGCTCGACCTGGTCGCCCCGGTCCAGGGCGAACACGCTCTGGCTGGAGCTGAAGGTCTTGACGATGTGGCCGGTGTCGGCCTTGACCACCAGGAAGACCGAGGAGCTGCGGTTCCAGCTGCCCGAGATGTACTTGGCGACCTGGACGGTGCCGGTGACGGTGATCTTGTCGCCGACCTCGCCGAGGAAACCGTTGACCAGGGCCGCGCGGCGGGCCTGCTCGGCGTGGGCCTCGTCCCAGGCTGCGGCGAACTCAGCGGCCTTGGCGGCTGCCTGCTCGGCGGCGTTGCGCTCGGCCCAGTAGGCCTGGATCTCGGCTTCGTAGTCGCGGTAGTAGGCGTCGGCCTTGGCGCGCTTGCGGACGGTGACGGCGGCGGCGTAGTGGGTGCCGGTACCGCCGCAGTGGAAGCAGACGCCGTTGGCGACCCACTTGAAGCAGGTGTAGCCAGTGCCGTCGCAGCGCCAGCAGGACTCGGGGACCCGGTCGGAGTTGGCCGCGCCGGGTGCCGGGTCGACGTAGGACAGCAGCGGCTTGACGCCCAGGATGCCCTTGAAGGTGACCGGCTTGGTGGTGGTGGTGGTGGTCATGATCGGCCTTTCGGTCGGGTGGTGGTGTAGCTCCAGGATAGGCGCATTCAGGCTATAGCGCAACCAAAAGCCCCCGGAGCGTATCCGGGGGCTTCTGGAGTCGATCGGCGGGTCAGAACAACGCCTCGACCGAACGGCGCTCGGCCTCGGCCTCGGCGTCGATCATATCCTCGAACGAGGCCTTCTGAGCGGCGACCAGGATCATGGCCTTCTCAGCGGCTTTCTGGGCCTCGATCTTGGCCAGAGCCTCGGCGACGTGCGGGACCAGCTTTGCCGCGCGGCGGGCGGCGTTGTAGTTCTCCCGGCCCAGGATGTCCGGCCCGCACTTGGTGCCCAGGCCGATCTCCACCGAGATCGGGTCCTCCAGCTCGACCGAGCAGTTGGCGCAGATGCCGACGGTGCGGCTGTAGACCCGGACCTCCTCAGCGGTCATCAGGTCGCTGGCTTTGAGAACCCGCATCATGCCCTTGCCCGCCTCGAAGTCCCAGCCGTGACGGGTGACCTTCTGAGCGTAGGGGTAGCCGCTGGTCCGGGAGAGAACCACCTTATACACGTCCTCGCCGTGCCGGTAGAAACCCGGCTCGGTGACCTTGTCGGCGGCGGGGACGGTGACCTCGGCGGTGACGACGGCCTGGGCCGCGATCTTCTCGGCCACGGTGTAGCCGTCGGCAGCCCTGAACACGATATTGCCAACGACGAACTGGGAGGTCTCGCCGTTCTTCTTGGTGACGGTGACAGTGTCGCCCTCAACCAGGTTGCGCCCGGCGATGCCCCAGGTGTTGGTTTTCTTGATCAGGGTGTGGGTGATCATGGTGAGCCTTTCTGCTCGGTGGTGGTGTCCCTCAAGATTACGCGCACTACAGGATGATGCGCAACCCGGAAAAGAAGAATCCCCCCGGAATCGCTTCCGGGGGGACCTCCTGCCGTGGACGATCGGAGGGAATTAGTGCACCACCACCTCTTCCTCGACGAGAGCCACGGCGGCTTTGAGGGCCTCCAGCAGGGCGACCGCGTCGCTCTTGCCGTTGGCGTTGACGATGTCACGAGCGGCCTGGCGCAGGGTGCCCCAGCTCGGGGCCAGGGGGCGGGCCTTCGCGGCGTCGTCGGCCTTGCGCCGGGCCTCGGCCTCGGCCTCGCGGACCTTGCGGGCGTTCTGCAGCTCGGCGGCGATCCAGAGCACCAGCTCGGGGTTGGTGGCCAGCCGCTCGACCTGAGTCCGCAGGGTGTAGCCGCCGTCCTCGTCGCGGGTGGCCTGCCAGATCCAGTTGGTCGCGGCGTAGGAGGCGGTGGACTGCTTCTCCAGCACGACCTCGGTGCTGTTGCCGCGATCGCCGATGCTGGTGGTGGGGATGTAGGCGGACAGCGAGGCCGGGTACCGGGTCTGGGTGCCGTCGGCGGCGGTGTGGGTCAGCTTCGCGCCCTTGAGGGTCTTGGAGAAGCCACGTCTTCCGTAGTGGCTGTACTCGCGGCTGACGTAGTCCAGGACCAGCGTCCAGGTCCCGCCGTCGGCGGCAACCTTGACGAAGGTGAACGGGTGCTGCACGAGGAATTCCGGGCGGCGAGCGGGGTCGAGCCGGTCCAGGCCCCAGCCGTAGGTGTTGTGCACGGCGGTCGGGTCGAGGGTCCAGCCCAGTGCGATGACGGTGTCGACGAGGTCCTGCTGGCCCTTGGTGTAGCTGTGCCGCACCGGCAGCGGCAGGGTCAGGACGGTCTCGGTGTCGCCGTAGCGGTGGGTGAAGGTCTGGGGGGAGAGGGTGCTGGTCATGGTGGTCGCTTTCTGTGGGTGGTGGTGGTGACCCTGTCGATGTTACGGGAACTACAGGATCATGGCAAGGGGGTCTCGTCTTCGCCCTCGCACAGCTCGACGAACTCGGCGGCGTCGGCGGCGGACATCCCGGACACCGACTCGGTGAGTAAGGTCCTGGCCTGGGAGTCGGCCACCAGA